AACGGCATCTGGTTCCACCACTGCTGCATGCGCTGGATGATGTTCGAGTTGACCACGGCCACCGAGTAGGCGCGGTCGTACTCCACCGACAGGCAGGGCTGGATGTAGGCGAACCGGCCCTGGTGCACCAGCACGTCCGACGTGATCTGCTTGGCCGGGGTGATCAATGCGTTGAGCAGCTCGGGGGTCTGGTTGTAGACGTACTCCAAGGTCAGCTCGGCCCCCGACGGGGGCCCGGTGGCATCCCACTCGATCCCGCCGACCTCCTGGGCGCTGCCCGCCAGCAGGGTGTAGGGGTTGGCGTTGGTCGGATCGGGGGCCAGCACCCAGTAGTGGGTGCCCTGTGTGTAGACCACCCCGCCCACGGTCAGAGTGGACGGGAAGCTCACGATGGGCACCGACCCCAGGCGCATGAACCGATGACCCGAGACCGGGGCCCCGGCCGAGCCCACCCGCCGGTAGTTCCCGGTGAACAGCATGTCGGTGGAGGCCGTGGAGAGCGCGTCGTCGCTGACCACCGTCACCTCGGTGACCGAATACGGGGAGACACCGTCCACGAAGATGTCGATCTTGTTGGTGACCTCGTTGATCGGGTCATTGCGTGAGCTGCGGGTGGTGTACTGGAACTCCACGTCCACGATGTCGCCGGGGTTGAGCGCCCCGGTGTCGGTGCGGGTGATGGTGGGGCTGGTCCCGCCGACGTAGGTGTAGTCGTAGACCGGGGAGTAGAAGGCCTCGTCCTCCTGGCCCAGGTTGGTGAACACGCTCTCCATTTCGTGCCAGGCGAACTTCACGTCCTGGTTGACATCGAGCACCAGCTCGGTGTCGGGCACCGGGATCTGGGTCTTGTAGAGGGACAGCGGGCCGAACACCACCACCCGGCTCACGTTGTTGTTCTGCTGGCACAAGGCCTCGTAGTAGTCCCGCGTCCCGGCCATGTTGCGCAGCAGGGTGTCCTTGAAGCGCTGGCGCAGCTCGGTGTCGGTCTCGGTGTCCACCCCGCCGGTCATCGCGCTCAGATTGGTCACCGTGGACCCGCCGATCACGTCGCCGACGTAGGTGATCGAATTGGGCGGCACGTTGCCCTGGCTGCCCACGATGGTGCACTGCACCGGCACGTCAGTGGTCAGATTGCCCGCGGTGAGCACCACGGCCTGGGTGGAGGCGAAGTACAGCGTGGTGGCCATCCCGGCCAGTCCCGGTGTGGTGTAGAACTGGGTGCCCAGCTGGAACACGTAGTCGGTGACGCTGGGCATGTTGACCTGCACCCGCACCACGCCCTTGGCGGCCTTGCCCTGCAGGCGGCCGAAGCCGTAGGTGGCGACGTACTGTTCCAGCTCCAACCCGCTCTTGGTGTCGATGTCCATCAAGCTGCCGACGAGGTACTGGGCCACCGAGGCCTCGCTGATGGCCTCGGCCACCGCGTCCACGATCTTGCGCTCGGGGGTGCCGACCTCACAGCTCAGCGTGGGGATGGTGTGGGCCAGGGTGGCCAGCATCTGCTGGGAGTACTGGTCGGGGGTGGTCATGTCAGGCTCCTTGCGCGATACCGACGCGGACGGGCTGGCGCACGGCGTTGGCCACGTCCACGGCCACATTGACCTGGTCGTAGCCCACGCCGACGTTGACGTTGTTGATGTTCCACAACAGCTCATCGAGGCTGTAGAGGGTGGGATTGTTCTTCAGCCCGGCGAAGGTCACCCGCTGGTAGTTGTCCAGAATCCGCATCGCCTCGCCGTAGATCACCGACTGGGTGGAGTAGCTGATGATGCCGCCAATGAAGTTCTGGAAGTTGCTCCCCATGCCGGGATGGAAGCGGTCGATGCCGTAGCGCTCGGTCATCCACAGCGTGAGGTCTTGGATGAGCTTGTCGGTGCCATAGACGATGGCCAGCGCACTGCCCTGCAGCACCAGGTCGCCGTTGGCCACTCTCAGCGAGAAGGACATCTCAGCCTCCGCTCACCGGGGTGTTGGGGATGTCGATCCAGCTCTCCACCTTGGCGTAGGACAGATACCAGCCGCCGCGGTCGAGGCTCATGATGCCCCAGTCGTGGTCGCCCTCGGGATGCGGGATGGTGGTGCGGATCGCCACCTGCATGGTCTCCGGGTCCTGCTTGAGCATGCCGGGGGTATAGCGGGCCGGGGTGGCCCCCGCCGGGGCCACCGGCACCGGCTCCTCGACGGGGACGGGCTCGGGAGTGGCGGTGGCGGTCTTTGACTTGGCGGTTGCCATGGGGTTCTCCTCAGTCGTGCAGAACAGGGTCGGGGGTGAACGGCTTGATGTCGTCCTCGTTGATGCCGAACAGGTCGATGTGATCGTCGGGGGGATGGATCACCAGCGGGTGGCTCAGCTTCTGAGCCGTGACGAAGCCGGGGCTGAAGGCGTTGCGGCAGTAGATGATGTGGGTCCAGGTACCCGGCGGCACGTCGATGGTGGTGTGTCCCTCGATGACGCCCTTGTCGTTGAGCCCCCAGGTGATCTGGCCCCGCGAATAGCCGATGTCGAACATAGGCTCGTCGCCACGGTCATTGACCGCGCCTGCATAGGTGGGCCAGACGATGGCTTCCATGGTGCCGATGGCACCCATCGGGGCTTCGGTCATGTGAGTGTGAAGCTCGGTGTGATGACGAGCTGGCCGGGCGAGCCCATGCCCGTGCTGCTCACAGATGCCTTGTCCACCATGTTGTTTCCGCTCACGGCCGAGGCGAGCAGAACGTAGGTGAAGGTTCCGGCCGGGACCGACACGGTGACGGCCGACCCGGACTCGGTGCCGGTGGACCCCGGAGTCCAGGTGGTGGCGATGCGGGTATAGCCACCGCCCGAGGTTTCATTGCTCGGGGTGGCAGTGGTGCCGGGGTCGCCCGTGCAGACACCGATGTAGGTGCCAAGCCCGGCCCAGGCATTGGCGACGGTCTGGCGACTCGCCGCGACGGCTACGGCCATGTCGGCCTCCTTTTGATGGATTCCTCTGCTTCTTCTTGTTGGCTGGCGGGGTCGTTTACATGTGGCAATCTCCAATCACGACGCGGACACGATGAGATCGACGGCAATCGCGGCCATGCCTGCAGATGTGCCCCCGGCGATAGAGGCGGTCGAGGTGACGTTGGGCGCAGCACCAGGCTGGTCGGCCATCAGCAGCGACGGGTAGTAGTACGAGCTGAACGGAACATTGACGCGCCCGTTGCCGGTCCAGCTCCCCCAGCCCGAACCCTGGCCCTGCGTCATGCTGCCTGCCATGTGCTGGAATATCGCGACCGTCATGTCGGTGGCTGCCGATGTCTCGGTCACCGAGACCGAGGTCACCGTGCCACCCGTGTTAGTGGCCGCCGCCCGGAATGTCGAGACCTTGCGGTAGGCGACCGAATTAGCGGCCAGGAATCCTGTGATGCTGCTGGTGATCGCGATGGTCTGGTTGCCGGTGGGCGGGTTGAGCAGCCCCCACAACTGAAGAGTGCCGTAGGCGGTGTAATAGGCGCTGTAGACGGGAATCTGCGCGAGCAGGGTAGCCGCCACCCCGCCAACGGTCACCGAGATCGCCGGGCCTGACGAGGTGTTGGCCGAGAACGAGACTCCAATGAGGATCGCCTGCGCTGCCGAGCCGATGGCGTGGTTGTAGCTCCACGAAGATAGGCCATTGGTGTTGTTGCCGAGCACCCCCGTGCCGAGAGAGTCGAAGTACACCTGCAGCGGCGGGACGACAACACCCGGCACCCACTCGATCAGGGTGTACCCAGCTGCACCACCGCCAGCGTTGCCTGCAGCACCCGAGTTGTCACCACCGGACCCACCACCACCAGCGCCGTAGGTGCCTCCTGAGCCACCCGTATAACTATTGCCGTTACCACCAGCGCCACCGGCACCACCGCCGCCTGGATTGCCTGTGCCACCACTGCCTCCCGCTGCACCACTGCCACTGCTTGACGCGCCACCTGTGGCGAAGTTCGAGTTCCCACCCTTGCCACTCGCATATGCCGTCCCAAGGCTGGACCGGCCACCACCGCCGCCACCGCCTGGACAGGCAGTCGTTTGATTCGCAGCAGCGGGCGGTGCGGGACCGGAGTTGAAACCACCTATGCCACCGGCACCACCTGGGATGTTGGTCGCGGAGACACCACTGATCGTCGCGGTGCCACCACTTCCCGCGGCACCCTGGACAGTGGTAGTGCCGTCCGCACCTCGACCGCCTCCTCCTGCGGTCATCGACACCGAACCACTACTGAATACCGCCGACGCCCCGGCTGTCTGCTGCGCTGTTGCGCTCGGCACAGTGACGCTGTAGGTGGCTCCGAGGGACGAAATAGGCACCAGCACACGGGGGATGATCGCGGCCCCGCCACCACCGCCGCCGCCGCACTCATTGGAGAACGTACCGCCGCCACCTCGACCACCACCGCCGCCTGCGCCGATGAGGGTGACGTAAGCACCACCACTGGACGGAATGTTCGCTGGCACAGCCTGATTGGTGCGTGCCGTGTTCGTTTCGGTAAACGGCACGAATGTCAGCCCTGACATCGAGCCGCTGGCGCTGAAGCTCGCGGTGATGAACTTCGTCAGGATCGGCAGGTTGAAGTTGTCGAAGATCGCCACGCCCGGCGATCCCGAGCCGGTCCAGTACCCGAGCAACTGAGCCTGCAGCGCATTGATGTTGACTTCGGGGTTGACCGCCAGTGTCCGCTGATTCGTCCACGTCACACCGTCGGGAGCCGTGTCGTAGAAGATGTTGCCGCCGGATTCCCTGATGCGCCAGAACTTGTGGTTGGTGGCGTTGAAAGCGACGGACGCATCGTTCAGCCCGGCGCTGCCGTTGTACCGAAGGACCAGGGTGTTGTTGGCCTCCCACATCGACCAGCCGTAGCCGTTCGAGTCGAAAGCCCCCAACAGCGAAAGGGTTTGGCCGAGGGTGCCACCGCCTTGCTCGGGCACCTGGAACATGCAGACCTCGACCTGCTGGCCGATCAGCGAGTAGTTCAGGGCGCTGCCGATGTACTCGTTGACCCCGGTGCCGGGGATGATCTGCAGACGCTGCTCCGGGGTGATCGAGCACTTGGCCGAGGACCAGTTCCACTTGACGGTGTCCTGGGTCTGAAAGTCATCGGTGAGGTTGCCCATCGCCTGAGCGACAAGGGCACTCATGGTCCCCGCCCCGCCGAAGGCGGGCGGGACCACCGGCTGAACGGTCGCGGCCATCGTCCCCAAGCCCAAGAACGCCGATGGAACCACCGGGGACACATTGGCGGCCATGGCACCGGACGCGGAGAAGTTTGGGAAGATGGCCTGGCCGGGGATCATGCCCGCCGAGAAGGTGCCGACAGCACCGAAAGGCGCTGGGACAATTGGGGTTACGCTCGCCGCCATCGTGCCGACGGCCGAGAACGGCACCGAGTAGTTGTACCTGGCGAACAGCGATGCCGCGAAGGTGCCCGTCGCAGAGAACGGCACGTTGTAGGCGGGCTTGGCGAACACCGACGCCGCGAAGGTACCCTCCGCACCGAAGAACGCGAAAGCCGGTGTGGTCCAACCGTGTACAGGAGGCTCACCACCCGTGCTCGGAGCTACCGCCCAGCCCGTTACCGGCCTGGTGGTCTTACCCGACGGCGTGGTGACCCACACACCTACCCGATCTTTTCCCAGCCGGGCAGAGTGGGCTCTAGGTCGTTGTACTGGCTGCCGTCAGGCCCGCTCACACGCCACATGTGCACGCCACCCTCGGCGACCCGGTGTGCGATCTCTCCGGTCTCCGGGTTGCGCAGCAATGTCGTGATCGGGTCACCCTGATGGATATTGATGTAGGCCTGCAGCACCACAGCCACGTCGTTGGCCGTCAGCTCATGCTGCTCGCCGGATTTACTCGCCAATGCTGCAATCTGTTCCAGCTCACCACGTTCGGGGAGGTCGATCATCCAAGACTCCTGTTCACTAGGGCCACCTCAAGGAAGGACCGGGCCTGGTCGGTCGAGCCGACCAAGCTGGTGCTGCCACTGGTGGCGATGGTCCCGACGGCCATCCTGTCGCCGGGTTTGAAATAGATCAGCGCACAGCCGGTCGCGTTGTACGCAGAGTTGGCGGCATAGGAGTCGGCAAAGGTACTGCCGCAGCGGCGAATCAAGGTTGCCCCACCGCCACTGGCGTACTGGACGATGATGGCGATGTCGAGCTTGCTGTTGCCGGGCAGGTTGTTCAGGCCATACCCGATGTTGACCAAGAAGGTGCCCTCGGTTTGGAACGTGAGTACCCCACCCGCTGTCACAGCATCCCAGCTGTAGTCGCCCGTAATACGTTCCACGGTGTCGAAGAAACTACCGGGCAAGAACTGCTGGCCGGTTCCGGCGACACTCACGGTGGCGGTGTTGGCCCGCGAAGCGCGGAACGTCGAGCCAAGCGAGGATGGCGGCATGTTGTCGAAGCAAGTGCCGGAAGCAATTCCACCGGGATCTAATGCGCCACCCGAGCCGGATGTCATTTCTGAACGGCAACCCCAGTAGCGGTGCGAGGAGTCCATCATGGAGTTGGTGCCGACCTCGACGTAGTCCTTGACCAACGTCGTCCCGGCGAACACCTGATACTCGCGGGCGTTGTTGTTGGCCCCGCAGCGCATGGAGATGGACAGGTTCCACCCGAAGTTGATGCCGCTGACCCAGACGGTGTCCACGCCAGCCTTGGTGTAGCCCAGATCAGCGGCGTAGGAAAGGAATCCCGTGCAATAACCTCGCGCCCAGACATAGTCGGTGGAGGTCGAGTTGACCCGGCCCATGGCGTACAGCCGGGGCGCGGCACTGCTGCCCGATGCCTGTGCTGGCGGGGCCTGCATCGAACCGGAGATCTGCTGCCAGTCGGTCGCAGTGGGCTGCACGTTGTAGCGCCAGATCGCCGTGCGGTTGCCGTCGTTGTTCAGCGTCGTCCACCCGGCGATGCCGCCCTTGACCCCAGCCACCGAGGTGCCCGAGCCGCTGTAGGTGACCGTCCACTGTGAAGGTGCGGGACCATCAGGCACGGTGGAGAAATCGACGGTGATGCTGACGCCCGCCGTCTGCTGGGTCTGCTGGTTCGCAACCTGCATGGCCTGGACCATCGACACGTTGTCGGAGACCTGCTGGAAGATACGGTCAATCGACCCGCGTGCGCTCGCACTGCCCGCCACCGGAATGGCGGTCGAGTTGTACTGGCTGCCAGCACCGATCAGCCCATTGGTGAGCTGGTCGGTGATGAGCTGTAGGTCGGAGATGTTGCCCTTGGTGAGCTGGCTGGTGGGGATGTTTCCGATGCCCAACACGCCCGAGATCAGGGTGGACGCCACTGATCCGATGAGTGCACTGCCGGGGAGCTGCCCGGAAGCGTTGAGGTTCTGCATCCGGTTGGTGATCGGCGTGAGCCCAGCACTCACGCTTGCGAAACTGCCCAAACCGAGGTTGTTGACCAGGGACATGACATCGGTCTGCAGGGCGCGGGCGGCCACCTGGGTGTTGGTGTTGTTCTGGAATCCCACCAGCCCGTTGACCCAGTCGGGCAGCATCAGCTGGCTCTTCTTGACGCTGCCGTCGTCCCAGTAGGTGGTCCCCGCGGTGGCGGCAGCGGTGATGCAGATGGCCAGCCGGATGCTGGTGACACCGGCCCCCGCGGGCACCGAGTAGGTTCCCGAAAGCTGTTGCCAGCCAGAGCTTGCCGCCGGGTTGGAGATGGTCTGCAGGTCGGTAGTGTTGTAGAGGGCGGTGCCCTGGTAGGCGATGACTTGGAGCTTGAAGCACGCGCCCGAGCCGGTGACACCGGACCACTGCAGCCAGTGGCTGCAGTTGAGCACCTGGCCGTCGGCCACCGAGATGTCCGGGTCGCTCATCAACTGCTTGAGCGTGCCGTTGCAGGTGGCCGAGACACAGCCCGAGCCGTCCCCGGTGTGGTCGGGGGTGGCCAGCCAGGTCCAGGTGCCCGCGCCCGAAACCGAGGCGGCGGTGGCGTAATTCGGGTTGGCCAGCAGCTCGGGGCTGACATTGCCGATGGAGGACACCGGCACCAGGGGCATCAGCCAGCGGGCCAACTCCCCGGACACGATCTGGCTGGCGTCCAGGGCGAGCTGGGTCTGCGGGATCTGGTTGATGTTGAAGATCCCGCCGACCACCTTGGAGGCGTCGATGGTCGGGATGTTGGCCGGGAGTAGCGCGTTGATGATCAGGCTGGCGTCGATGGTCTTGCCCCACCCGGCCGGGAGGCTGGGCAGGGTGCTGGCGTTCAGCAGCCCGGAGATCAGACTGCCCGCCACCGAGCCACCCAGCAGACTGCCGTCAATCGTCTTGCCCCACCCGGCGGGCAGTGCCGGGACATTGGCGGCCGAGATGGCACTGGATAACTGCGAGCCCGGCAGCGTGATGCCCGCGGGGATCGCCCCGGCCGTCAGCGCCGAGGCCGCCAGCGTGGCCCCCGACAGGGCCCCGGAGATCAGCGAGCCGAGAACTGAGCCGCCCAATAGGGAGCCGTCGATGGTCTTGCCCCAGCCAGCTGGCAGCGACGGGACGTTGGCCGCGGTGATCGCGCTCGTCAGGGCCGAGCCCGCGATGGTGGCACCAGTCAATGCACCGTTGATCAAAGACGCTGCCACGTTGCCGGATAGCAATGACCCGGCGATGGTGCCGCCCCACCCTGAGGTCAGGCTGGGAATCAGGGTCTGGTTGAGTACGCCCGAGAGCAGGGTGCTCGCAACCGATCCGGTGAGCAGCGAGCCCGCGATGGTGCCGCCCCAGCCACCCGTCAGGCTGGGGATCAGCCCCTGCGCGAAGGTGCCGGGCCCGACGATCTGGCCGGGCGGCAGGCTGGGGATGTTGGCCCCACCCAGCACGCCCGAGATCAGCGCCGCGGCAACCGACCCGGTGAGCTGACCACCCGGCAGGGTGATCCCGGAGGGTAGTGCGCCGGGGGCCAGGCCCACCAGGGCCAGCAGGCCACTGGCGTTGATGTTGGCGAAGCGGTTGGTGATGGCGGTGTTGGTGGCCGTGCCCAGGCCCAGCGTGCTCATCAGGCTGGTGAGGTCGGTGCCCAGTGCCTTGCCGCCGAGGTCGGTGATCAGGTTGGTGATCATCGACTGGGGGAACTGGCCCGAGGTGATCTGGGCCGCGGGCAGTGGGCCGAGCTGCCCGGCCGTCAGGGTGCCCAGCAGATTCTGCAGCGTGGGGACCTGACCTGCGGCCAAGGTGCCCGTGATCTGGCCTGGGTTAAGGAGGCCAGTCAAGCTGGACAAGCCGGGCACCTGGGCCGGAAGTAGCGTACCGAAGATCTGCGATGGATTCAGCAGGCCGGTCAACGCGGACAGCGCCGGGACCTGACTGGCCCCGAGCGCACCGTTGAGCTGCGACGGGTTGAGCAGGCCCGACAGGGCGCTCAGAGCCGGGACCTGCCCGGCAGTCACGGAACCGAGCAGGTTGCTCAGCAGCGGGATACGGGTCGGGTCGAAGGTGCCCGCGTTGATGATGCTGGCGGGCAGGTTAGGTATCTGCCCGGCGGTCAGGGCACCCAGCAGGTCTTGGATGTTGGGCACCTGGGCGGGGAGCAACGCACCGAAGATCTGGGTTGGGTTGAGCAGGCCGGTGAGCGCACTGAGCGCGGGCACCTGAGAGGCCCCAAGGACACCCGAGAGCTGGGAGGGGTTCAGCAGCCCGCCGAGTGCGCTCAGGATGGGCACCTGGGAGGGGGAGAGGGTGCCCAGGATCTGGCCGGGGACCAGGGAACCGAGCAGGTTGTTCAGCGTCGGGACCTGACCGGGCGTCAGGACGCCCGAGAGCTGGGAGGGATTGAGAGCGCCCAGCAGATCGGACAGCAGGGGGCACTGCCCGGCGGTCACACCGCCCAGCAGATCGGACAGATTCGGGACCTGGCTGGGGTCCAGCATGCCCAGCAGGCTGTTGGCGGCGATCTGCCCCCAGCGCAGCCCGTCGGTCTGGGTGGCGTCGGCCAGCAGCGCGTAGCCGTTGGTGCCGACCGCCTTGCGGACCAGGTCGGTGGCGGTGCGAGTGAGGATGTCGCCCTTGGTGGTCAACGGCAGGCCGCCCCCGGCCGAGAGCGCGGCCAGGGCGGCCGACAGCCCTGCCACCGAGGAGATGTCCAGGGGGTGCCAGAGCACGTCCCCGCCCAGGTAGTCGGCGGGGTTGCCGTCCGGGGGCAGGCTGTTGCCCGCCACCTGGACCCAGTTCGAGTTGACATCGGGCGGTGCGCTCCCGGCGGGGATGTCGGCCTGAGCCTGGTAGAGCTTGCCGTTGTAGACGGTGACCGACCCGGAGTTCCAGTGACTACTGTCCCAGCTCTTGATGCCACCGGAGAGTGCACTGATGGTGGCCGGGTCCAGGTCGGAGATGGTGATGGAGCCGTCCTGAATCTGGGTGGTGCCCACCGAGTCGGTCGGGACGGTCTGCAGCGCGGTGTCGGCCTTGTCCAGGGAGTCCCGTGTGCTGGTGTCCAGATCGGAACGGGGAACGCCGTCGGGAGGCAGGACGATGTCGTCCCAGTTGTCCACGTCCGGGCCGCCCCCGCTCCCGGCGGGGGCCCAGCCACTGCCGTCGGAGACCACCAGGCCCTGGCTGACGTTGTAGATCATGGTGCCGGGCTTGACTGTGGTGGGGTCGGGCATCTGGTCGTCGGGCACCGGGGTGAAGCTCAGCGGGCCACCGACGTTGACCGACGAGCCGCTCAGCTGCAGAGGCCCCGCTTGGGGGCCAGAGGACCCGATCTGCACCTGGCCGGGCACCGGGTTGTCGGCGACGTTAAGCAGTACGTCGGTGTTGAAGGGCAGCTTGCGGTCCAGCACCCAGCACAGGCCCAGCCGCTTGACGTACCACTGCTCGCCGATGGCCGGGATGACGTGCACCGCGCCCGTGTGGTAGCGCAGGTCGATGGGGATGTAGCTCTCCTGCCGGATGTAGCCCTGCGCCATCGGCCGGGCCGGATTGGACAGGTCCACCGCGGTGATCGAGCACAGTTGGGTCTGGGTGGCGGTGCGGAAGTCGGAGGGCGCGGTCACGGTCCCAGCCCCGGTACTGATGCAAGGGGCAACGGGCCGGTCTCGGTGAAGGCGCGGTACCAAGAAGCCAGCCCACTGGCGTCGGTGTCGGTGGTGGCGTAGTTGACCGACATCATCAGCTGCTTGGCGAACGGACTGGCCGGGGCCATGATCACCGCGGTGGTCTGGAATCCCTGCGTGTAGTCACAGACGTGGGTGACCTGGCTGACGTAGACATCGAGCTGGTGATTGCCCAGCCGCACCCGCATGCCGGGGAACAGCTCGGGCATGAAGGTCATCGACACTGAGGTCTGGTACTGCTCAGCCCACTTCTGCATGAACAACTGGCACGCCATCAGGAACTCCAACTGGTGGCTCCCGGCCATCGCCGCGATGTGCTGCAGCGGGCGCACCCCGAAGCGCTGCATGATCTCCTTGGGGGCGATGGAGTCCAGGTCGCTCGGGGCGAAGGCGGTCAGCCGGTAGTACAGCCAGGGCCACTCCACCCCGGCCACCCCGGCGGTATCCATCCAGCCGATGTACTGGGCGTTGGCCCCGCCCATCGACCAGTCGCCGCTCACGTAGACATGGGTGGTCAACGGGTCGTCGGAGAAGTCGATGTGCACGTCGATGAGTTCGATGTCGGCCAAGGTCAGCACCGCTGGCTTGCCATCGACCCCGAAATAGTCCGGGTACCAGGCCATAAACGACCCGTCCGGTGCCGAGGAGAAGCAGCGCAGACTGGCGGTGCAGACCGCCGAGACCATCTGCAGCAGCGGCTGGCCGTCGATGAACACCTTGTCCGAGGGCCACTTCTTGGCGAGTTCGGTGTACATCGCCGCGCCCTTGAACATGTAGGAGAACAGGTTGCGGGCCACCGGCTCGCTGGCCCCGTTCGACCCGGTGCCCACCGTGCCGCCCTGCTGCTGCAGGGCGCTGGGAGGTACGCCCGGACCCATCGTCCAGGGCGGGTTATAAGGAGCCGCGGGGTTGGGACCGCCGTTCTGACAGGCCCGCCCGGCGAAGGCCCAGGAGCCCTGCGGCTTGGTGACCGGGGCAAGAATCACCCCGGTCGGGTCGCTGGCTTCGAGGATCTGCCCGTCACCCATCCAGATGCCCACCTGGTCGCTCTCCACCGCGATAATGTCACCGCGCTGCACGCCCTCCTGGGGGACCGGAGGCACTGCATCACGGATGGCAGAGGTGGTGGTGGGCACGTAGACCCCGACGGCCTGGAAGGCCGCACTGACCAGCCCGGCGGTGTCGTAGGTCGCGGGCCCTCTGGTACTGGCCGCATAGGGCTTGCCCATTCCCTGCTGCAGGACGAAGTTGATCGCGCCCTCGCTGTTGGGCTGGGGGTCCACCGGCATCGCCGGGACCGGGCCCGAGCCTGTGGGAGTCGCCCCGTTGGCAGCGGGCACCGAACCGTTCGCGCTGGGGGCCGCGGCCGGGACGGTCGTGGTCGCCCCGGCCACGCTGCTGCCGTTGGTGACCGCCGCGGCCGGGCTGGCCGCATTGGCGTTGGTGCGGAAGGCCTGCACCAGCTTGGTGGCCTGCTCCATGGCCGCGTCGTAGATGGCACCGCTGGCGTCCCCGGAACGCTGCACCTGCTGGATGGCCTGGCCCGCGTCCATCTGTCGCCAGCCCTGGACCGCGTTGAGGTGGGCGAAGAACATCGAGCTGGCTTGCAGCGGGTTCATCCGCTGGGCCACCGTGCCCCACTCGGCGTAGTTCTGCTGCTGGAAGATGCCGCAGGAGCTGCCGTTGGTGCCCGCCCCGTCGTTGGGGAAGGTCTCGCTACCCGGCACCGAGGGGTTGTAGAGATTACGGATGGCGGTGCCGCCGCCGGTCTCCACCAGGGCGCAGGCCACGCCCAGGATGGCCCCGTCGGAGTTGCGGTTGTTCTGCTGGATGTCGGAGCCCAGCTGTTGCACCTGCTGCCAGGCCTTGGTGTCATTGCTGGTGCCGAAGGAGCCCGCCGATCCCGACGCACCGTCCTGCCCGGCCTGGTTCAGCGCCGCGCCCAGGTTATTGTCGGTGACCTGTGGGCCCATGCCGCGGTTGTCGCAAGCCGACACGATCTGGCTGACGTAGAACGCGGTGCCCGCGTCAGCACCGGCCGAGGTGGCCCACCCCGCCGCGCCGGGGGCCCCGGCGGTGGGCCCCGGCGTTCCGGCATCGGGACTGGTCCCGGCATAGGCTCCGGGGCCGGGACTGGTGTCCCCGCCCAGCAGCAGCTGCTCGACCTGCTGCACCGCGGGGTTGTTGATCGACTCCTGGCGAGTGATCTCGTCCTTGATCATGTTGTAGAACACCATCGGAAAGTTCTGGATGTGCACGTCCCTCTCGGCCCACCCGCCGACCTTCACCAGCAGCCGCTTGATGATCGAGCCCAGGCCGGTGTCGGTGCCCAGCTGGCCGTCGCCCTGCAGGAGACCACCGGGAGCGCCGAACTGGTCGAGCAGGGCTACGGAGTCGGGCATGGCCGGGTTAAACCATTGGTGCATAAGGCGTTTGAGCGTGCAGGTGGCCGTGAAGGTCACCTCGCCGGGATAGAGCTGGATGTAGGGGATGGAGTCCAGGTAGCCCGAGAACACCTGCAGCCAGTTGATCCTCTTCATGTAGACCACGATCCGGTCCATCCGGGCGAACGGAGGGACCTGCGGGAAGGGCGGGGTGTAGCGCAGGTGCTTGTTCTGCAGGGTGAAGCTGAAGGTGGCCGCGGAGTTCTCCGGGCGAATCAGCGTGCAGCGCACCAGATCTGCAGAGACATCCCACTCCACCCCGGCACGGGCGGCGATCACCACCCGGACCTCGGGGCTGTAGACGAAAGTCTTGAGCGGAGGTGGGTTGACCAGCCCGGTGTTGATCACGCCGTGCGGCGGGACAATCTGGCGGTTGTTGATGCCCATCGCGGTGGTGGCGGCGCGGGCCGCGTCGTAGATGGCGTTGAGCACCATGCCGGTCGCGGTCTGGTTGGGCCCCGCCTGGGCCGCGTTGCCGGTGATCGGGGTCTGGTTGGTGGGGCCGGGGTTGGTCATCGGATGGTGACCCCGCTGCCCGGCAGGATGTTGGAGACCGGCAGTTGAGGAATGACCGGAGCCTGGTTCGTCGGAGGCTGGGTGCTGCCGGTGGTGACCACCGCCTGGGACTGCCCCGGCATGAAGGCACTGAGTAGATACTGGGCCTCTTGTCCCACGGCCGGGGCCATCACGGAGCCGACGGTGCCCAGGTCGAAGATGGTGGTCCAGTTGGCCGACACCGAGCCCTGGTAGGTGCGCGAGCTGGCGAAGGAATCGACCAGTTCCATGACGAAGCTGGCCTTCGGCGCGATGTTCCAGCGCATGCCACCGGCCTCGAACCGCCGGATGAAGCCGGTCCAGTTGACCATGTTGCGCTGCGGCCAGTTGATGTTGAGCAGCTGCGAGGACGCCGAGGCCTGCTGCTGATGCAGCCGGATGAACTTCTGGAAGTCCTCATAGTCGCGCTCGTTGCGGAACACCACGTCGAACTGGATGTCGGGCTGCAGCAGTTTGGTCGGGAACCAGACGGCGATCTCCCGTGTCTGAGTGCCGCCCATCTGCCCATACAGCGACGAGGTGAAGCTCACCACGTTCAGCTCCCAGCGCTGCGAACGCGAGGCCAGACTCATCTTGCTCACGGCGAGCCCTGGAAGGGCGGGGGCAGCCGGATCGGCAGCTCCTGGGCGTTGGGCAGGTAGAACATGCCCCACATGTAGGAGAACATCGGGCCACCCAGGTCCACGTCGGCCTTGAGATCGGCCAGGTAGATGGCCTGGGAGATCTCGCCGTTGGTCACGTAATCAGCCATCTCACAACCCCAATGCGCTCAGACCCGGAATAGAGGACAGGAACGGGAAGTTCGACAGCGGGTTGATGCCCTGCGGGTTGGACCCGAGCGGGTTGACATCGACGGTGTTGGTGATGCCGCTGGGGTCGTAGTTGGGACCGCCGGGAACCACCGGGTCGCTGTTGGGCCCGCCCTTCAGCAGCTGGTTGGCCATCAGGGCGTTGTAGTCGTTGTACTGGTTGTGCGGCGGGCGGCCTGCACCGTAGACACCGTCCTGCAGCCGTAGCAGCTCGGCGTCCAGGGTGACTCGGGACAGCACCCCGGTCACGTCCTCCTGAATCCGAAAGCTCAGCTCGATCTCGCGGGTGGTGGCCTCCACCCGGTCCTCGAACGGGACGGTCATCGCATAGACCTTGAGGTGCCAGTTGCGGGTGGTGTAACGGAAGTCCGCGGTCTGGCCGTTGCGCTGATCGGAGAGCAGGTCGCGCAGCATCAGCACCACCTGCATGAGGTAGGACCAGCCGCCGTGGCCGATCTCCACCTTGACCCGCAGGTCGCCCATCTTGGTGCCCAGCAGCTGGATCACCCGGCCGCCGTAGGTGTCCTCCACCTTGCGGATCAGCTCGTAGGACCACCAGATCTCATTGGGGTTGGTGCGAAACGAGAAGGTGCGCCCTCCCCAGCTCAACGAGCACAGCCCGCGCACGATGCCCGGCGGGCCCGGAGGCAGCGGGGCGTTGGAGTCGGTGCCCCCGGTGGGGGCCCCGGCGCTCATCACCTGGGACGGGGGTACCAGCAGTGACGTGGTCATCAGGTCGGTCCTACGTGGGTGGCGTTGGGGGCGTAGCCGTTCATGCCGCGGTTAGCGCCCTGCTTGTTGGTGGAGACCGTGGCGGCCTTGGGGCCCAGCACTTCCAGCAGCCGGGCGGCGTCGGGAGTGAGGCTGATCTGGACGTTGGTGGTGCCGATCTGAGGAGGCTGCGGGGCAGAGCTGTCGCCTGTGTTGGCGGCCGGGACCTGCTGCGTCGGCGGCTGCCCCACCTCGATCACATTGGACCCACCGGGGGCCTGCTGGCCGCCACTAGAGGGCAGCCCGGCGGGCTGCTGGGACTGGATGGCCTGGCGGGCCTGGCCGACGCCGCTGATCTTGTCACCCTGGCCGGTGTAGTTGTTGTACCAGGACTTGGCCGCGCTGCGATTCTTGGCGATCTCGCTGTCGGGCATATAGAGCCGTACCCAGCGCTGGAAATTCACCACGGCATTGATGTAGCCGCGCTCGTTGTTGGGGTCGTGGGCCTGGTACATGTTGTACATCCGGCTGGCGATGTTCTTGAGCATGTTCTCGGTGGCCGCGCCGCCCTCGTCGTGCTCGCCCAGGTACTCGCCCCAGCCCTCGGGGTCCAGCCCGGCCGGGACGTTGGCCCCGCCGAACATCACCAGGCCCATGGACCCGCTCATCGAGCCGGTGGTCTCCGAGGTCATCTCCTCGAACTGACCCTTGACATCCTGGCGCTCCGAGCCCACCTGGGTGGCCTCCATCGCCTGGCGGGCGGCGGCCTGCGGGCTGACGCCCTGGCGAATCAGCTGATCCTGCAGGTGCTCCACATGCTGGCGGTAGTCGGGCTGGCTCATCACCCCGCCGCGGGAGAGCGTGCGGATCTGGTCCATCTCCTCCTGCAGCATCTTGACCGCCCCGGCCACCGAGTCGGGGTCGCCCTTGGCGTTGCCCACAATGGTCGAGCGCAGCATCTTGGTGGACTCGGCCACCGAGATGTTCATCGAGGTCAAGTTGTGCTTCATGAAGTCGATGACGTTGTCGGCACCGGAGCCGCTGGCGTCCGCGTACCCCTCGCTCATCACCGACTGGTAGATCTGACGGGCCTGGTCCTGGGTGATGAACGGATTCATCGCCAGCATCTGGGCCTTGTACATGACCTGGGCACCCTCGCCGCCGCCACCGCCGCGGATCGAGCCGATGTTGCGAGCGCCCTGGACCATCTTGCCGCCAGCCTCGAAGGCCCCGTACCCGGCCAGTGCGACACTGGCGATCTGGCCGATGACCGGCAGCTTCTTGAACATGGCCAGCGCCTGGCCGATCATCCCCTTCTGTTCGGGCGGGGCATCCTCTTCGTCGCCGCCCTCCTGGGTCTGACGGGCCTTGCCAGAGGGCCGCTCGCCGCCCGTAGGGTCGCTCGCGGCCTCTTCGGCCGAGTCCTCGGTGGAGGACACCGGGTGCGGGCCGGGGGAGCCAGCTGAGCGTCCACCACCGCCGCCGAAGCGCTTGGCGGCCCATTGGATTCCCCGCACGCCCAGGCCCAACCGTCCCCTGGTGGAGCCGCCCGGACCCATCTCGTTCATCACCTGCTCGGCGATGCCCATGCCACGCTGCACACGCTGGGCGGCGCTCTCGGTGCCGGGCCCACCCTGCAGGGGCGTGTGGATGTTCTCGTTCTGGTCGGTCTTGTCGCCCTGTTCCTTCATCGCCTTCTCGCGGGCGGCCAGGGCGATGGCCAGGTCGCGGATGGTCTCCTTGCTCAGGGTGAGGGTGTCCTGGGCGGTGAGCGCACCGCGCTGCTGCTGCATGTTGAGGTACTCGGCCGGGCTGGCACCGGGCATCCGGCTCATCTGGTTGGCGATGTCGGTCGGCGACGGCGGGCGCTGGCTCTGACCGTAGGCACCGGGCACCTGGCCGGTGCCGGGCCCGGTGCCGGGGAAGGGCTGCTGGAAGGTGCCGCCGGGGACACCACCGAGCCCGCCGGGCATCGCCGAGGCCCGCCCGGCCAGCGACAGGAAGTTCTGCAGGTTCTCGATGAGCTGGGTCTGGGCCTGAGCGGCGTGCTGGGAGGCCGTCGCCATGTCGTTGAGGTAGCGGGTGACATCGGACTCGGCGTGCACGGCCAACTCCATGGCGGTGCGGAACTTGTCCACCTCCTGGGTGATCTCGCGCAGGCCCGCGGCGGTGCCCTCGGGGATGTCGATGGACAGCCGTGCGGCGACGTAGTCGGAGCCGTAGTCCATGCCCGAGCCGCCACCGCCACCGGGAGGAGCGGTCATACCTTCACCCCCTCACCTTCGGCCCAGCCCAGAATGTTGCTGAAGGAGGCCTCGACCTCGGCCCCGGTCATACCGCGCTCGTTGGCCAGCCCCTCGAACCAGGCGTCCAGGTCCCGCGGGTCGGTGACCGGGATCTCGGGCTGCCCGCCGAAGGCCTGGCCGTGGTCGCCCTCGGCGGCCACCGGGCTGGCGTAGAGCTGCTGCCAGCGCTCGGGCCACATCACCGAGCAGAAGGCCTCCAACTCCTTGTCGGCGTCCTCGATCTGGATGCGCCGGGACATGAAGAACCAGTACTGCAGCGCCCAGTGCTGAATCACGTTCAGCGAGGGGCGAGTCAGCACTCCCTGCGCGTGGGCTAGACGAACCTGAAGCTCGCCCGCATCGTCTAGCCGTCGAATTTTCCCAACTTGGTGCTCAACTCGATGAACTCCTGTTCGGCCTCCAAGATGGCCCGGTAGATCCGGTTGACCACATGGGGGTACATGGACGCCACCTTGAGCACCTTCTGGTCGAACAGCGCGTCGTCCCCGACCTGCTCGAACAGACCTTCCACCACCGGGCGGCCGTCGATGGTGCGGATACCAGCTGCCGCCACGGCCACCTGGTAGGCCCGCTGCTCGCCGAGGGAGCCGACGAAGTCCTTGGCATACAGACCCACCCGCAGGTCGTCGTCGCAGCACAGCGTCTGCACCACCACGGTGTGGTCGAACAGCCGAATGGTCTTGGAGCGCCGCCCGCAGGTGAGCAGGCTGGCGAACATGATCTGCTCCTCGGGGGACAGCTCGACGTGCTCGACCACCGGAGCGGCGGCCGGGCCCTGGTCGCCCACCAGGTGACGGTCCTCCCCGGCCCCCGGCGGGGGCCCCCACTCTTCAGGCTCCTGCCCAGGAGGAGTGGGGGCCATGAGCGGAGGCGTTCCCTCGTCCATCAGGGAGGGATTGGGCCCGGCCGGATTGGGCTGGGGCGGGGGAAGGTGGCGTCGGGTGGTCATCGTGGACCGTGGGGCTGATTGGGCAACGAGGTCGCCCCAGGTGGCTTGGGTGGCTTGGGGAGGTTCTGCGGAGGTGCTGCCCCGGCAGGCTGATTACCGGCCTGTCCGGGCAACGGCGGCAGTCCTGCGCCAGCTGGGTTGTTGCGGTTGTTGAGTAACGACTGGGCGTTCTGCGCTTTCCAGGCGTTGTACTGCTCGTCGGTGGCCGCACCAGCCCCCTGCATCCCCGGAGCCAGCTTGCCGGTCTGGCCCAGGTAGTTGCTCTGCGCCCAGTCGGCGGGGGCATTCGGGCCACCCGCGTTGAGGATGTCCTGGTGCTCGCCCTTCCACTTGTCGAAATCCTCCTGAGTGCCGGTGCCGAACGCCTGCGCCCCAGGCGCAGTCATGTGCATCTGGCCCGCGAAGTTCGACCGCAGGAAGTTCTCGTCGTCGTCCGAATAAGAGGGAGGACCCGGCAGCGGCCCGCTGGGTTGACCGAGTGGTCCCGGTGGCTCAGGTCCCGATGGCTCGGGAGCGGCCACCTTGATCGGCCCCGACCACGGGGTGGGTGGGCGCAGCTGCTCGGCGACCTTCTCGGGCGGTGGGGCCGGGCCCCGCTCGGGGGCCGGTAGGCCGTAGTAGTCGGCCTGGCGTGTGATTTCCATGGAGACCTCCTCACCTATTCGGGCGGGGCAGGAGGACGGGCACAGGGGAGCCCAACCTATAACTTTGCGCAAATGCGTCTGGCTGAAACTCAAACCGAGGACGTTTGCGCTGGTAGCTCCTCTTTCATGGTGCACAGAACCGCCCCGTCGGGGCCATCGAGGTAGTGCGGCGGGGGCTGCGGCACGAAGCGGTCGTGGCAGCCCGGACACACGATGGAGTCGTCCATTAGACCGGGGTCGTGTAGCAGTACTGGAAGGTCAGCGCACGCGGGATGGTCATCGACCCGATGGTGACGTTCTCGCCCTCGTCCATGTCGGTGATCACCACGTTGTGATAAACACGGGCACGCATTATCCCGGACGGTGATTTGATTATTTTCTGCATGGTAATTGTGCCCAAAGATACCTGCCTTTTGAGCACGTCGAGCAAATTAAATGTGCCCTGCAAACCAGGCAGAGTTGACCATACCGGGAAATTCCACAATTCGTAGAATGTACAGCGGAGACTTCCGACTCCGACCGCCATTGCCGTAACAATTTCCAGAGGCACGGATTCGTCTATCGGTTGGACCGCTTGTGCCTGTGCCACCGCGGTGGGAGCGGTGTCTTGGATGACCTGTAGATAGGCCAGCCTCTTGTTCTGGAAGAGCATCGTGGTAAATCCTGAGCCCGCGATCCTCGTCTGTGACTCCATCGGTGCTCACCTCCTTGACTAGGGACAGGACCGGCCTGACCCATGGTTGTTACAGCGATTGCAGTGTGTTGCTCGGGCCGCCGAAGTCGTTGATCACCGAGCTGGACGGGATGCCCACCTGGGTGGAGGTCTGGCTGGCCGAGGTCACGTTGGCGACGTTGGCCCCGGTGCCGGTTGTCGAAGTCAAATTGCCGGTTGTGAGACTCACCGAGAATGTCACGACAATGTAATTCAGCGGGAATGCGGGGAGCCAGGCGAAACTTACTTCCAGCACGTCGGGATTGGTCGCCAATTGTCGCACTTTCAATGCGGTGTAATCGACAATCAAACCGTCCCGGATAAGACTCTGCAATGCGGCGTCGGCACTACCCTTTACATTTATCAGTGTGAAGGGATAAATAGGCTGGCCGATCAAATTGTCGGATTCCAGGTAGTCCCGGAGCCGGTAGCACATGGCGTCCTGCTGCCCGATGATCGACCACTCCCGGCTGAGCATGTCGGTGGGGTCGGTGGTTACGCCGTGGCGAACCTGGATCTTCTGGGTGCGGGTTTTCTCCACGACGAGCAGCCCGTTCTGGGACTCCAAGTTCTTCTGCCCCTCGCGTTCCAGCTCGCCGATGCCGATCCACCCGGTCACCGTCTTGCGGGTCAGCGGCTGGGCGTAGGACATCGACACCGTCACCCCGGCCAGGCTGGCGGCCATGTACTGCCCGCCCAGCAGGATGGTCTGGTTCAGCTCGGGGCTGAAGTAGTTGAAGCTGTTGGGGCACACCAGACAGATGCGCCGGTCGGAGAGCGCCTGGGCGTCGATGATGCGCTGGGCCGAGGCCGCGGGGGCCACGGTGCCGTCCAGGGCCACGATGGCCCGGCGCTCATGGCGTGCCGCGCTCTGCTGATCGACGTGCTCCTGAACGAGCTGGTGCAGCGGCTGCTCCCCGGAGTCGGTGACGATCACCGCGACCATGGGCTGGTCCTTGAGCAGTTCCAGGGCCCCGCCGTAGTCGCCCACGGTGGCGTGTCCCACCCCCGCGCTGGACTTCACGGCCACCGCCACCACCTGGTAGGCCCCGTTGAGGAAGGCGAAGTGGGAAGCCAGCGTGAGCCCGGAGATGATCACCCCGGTCTTGGTGTCGAACGGCGGGCCATAGGCGGCCACCACGTCGGCGTAGTCGTAGAAGATGTAGGGCTGGTAGTACTGCTCGTTGGTGTACTGATAGCGGATCTGGATATAGTCGCCCTCGTCCAGGTGCCCACCGTTGGCCGGTAGCACCCGCTGCACGGCGTAGAGCGCGTCCTGCTCGCCCGAGGTGCCGCCCACACAGACGATGGTGTAGTCGGTGCCGAACACGTATTTGGCCCCGGTGTTGGGCTCGGCCACCACGAAGGTCGGGTTGATGGTGGCGTCGGAGACCCACGGGTTGGAGATGTCGATGCCCTGCTGCGCCAGCGTCTGGGTGAGCGAGGGGGTGGTGTCGTCCACGTCGGGGTTGATCTGGACCGTCTGGACGAAGGTCTCGTACCCGATGGTCTGCCCGATGATGCCGACGGCCGTGGGGAGGCTGGTATTCACCGCGAGCTGGGGACCGCCAAAGCTCTGCGTATACACCCCTGGGCTCATGTAGTGACTGAAGTCGATGGCCTCTTGCGCGATCTGTGTGGGTGAGGACATTTCAGCCTCCTGCCAGCGGTTACGATCCGTTCCCGTGATGCACTATCATCTGGAACAGGTCCTTCTATCTCTTCTTGGGCGGCTGAGAGGCGTTTTACATGATCTGGTACGAAATCCCTGGCTGGCCGGGGTATCGGATCAGCCACACGGCCGACATCCTGTCGCTCAAACGCAACGAGCCGCGCCTACTCCAACCCAGCGTGCGAGGGGAGTATCTCCGGGTGAACCTGACCAAAGACGGTCAGCTGACGATGGTGAGGGTGCACGTTCTGATGGCCCGGACCTTCCTGGGCGAGTGCCCGGAAGGCATGGAGGTCTGTCACAACGACGGGAACAAGCTGAACTGTCACCTGAGCAACCTGCGCTACGACACCCACTCCGAAAATGCCCTTGATGAAGTACGGCGCGGCACCCATTGGCAGACAGTCAAAACCCAGTGCCCGCAGGGTCATGACTACACCCCGGAGAACACCAGGCATTGCCGCAGAGGTGACGGCAAGACCTTTCGTCAGTGCAAGATTTGCACTCGGATAGCCATCGCCAACCATAGGGCCCGCAAGAAGGCAGGCCTGGTGTAGCTCGGGTGGGATTCGGACCCACATATACCGGATTTTGAGTCCGGGGCCTCTGCCAATTGGGCTACCGAGCCCCAAACCCAGAATTGTATTGGCCGGGGTGCCCGATGGGGTAGGCGTCCCTGGTGCGCTCCACGACGATCTCGGAGCCCCACTGCCTGGGGTCGTAGAGCAGCCCGGCCTCCTCGATGGTGGGGTCCTGCCGGATCTCGCGCAGCTCGTAGACACCGTCGTAGGAAAAACGGATGTTGAAGTGCCCGGTGCAGGCGATGGAGTAGTTGTCCTCGTAGAGCAGGATGTTCTGGGCCCACGGGGTTCCCCCGGTCACCGTCGCCCCGCCCGAGTTGACGATGTCGGTGTTCAGCGTCATCTGCACGAAGGGGTTGTCGTTGATGGTCCCCAGCAGGCCCTTCATCTGCTTGGCGTCCTTGCGGGGGTTGGTGATGATCAGATCCGGCGGGCGGGAGAAGGCGAGCTGGGCGATCACGGTGTCGGCCAGGCGGTCGCGGTCCTTGGAGGTGAGCGCGGCGATGGTCAGGGTGATCCGGCCGTTGAAGGCCCAGGTCTGGATGGGGCCCCACTCCCCGCGGTCGTCCTTGGTCCAGTGCTCCATGGACAGCCCGGCCCGCTGCAGCTGCTCGATGGCGAACTGCACCCAGATGCCGGGGTACTCGGTCTCCTTGACCGGATACTCGATGCTGACGTGGAAGGGCTCGCCCTCGTCCTGCGAGGACTGCATGGTGGTCCTGCGGAAGGCATCGCGCACGCCCATCACGACGGCGGTCTTGACGCTTTCAATCACGCCCCCCGCGCTCCAAGCGCGGGGCATGGCGGGGTTGAGCACGGTCTCGGGATCGGGCAGGTCCAGGTCCATCGCGAACATGTCGGGACCGTAGACGGGCTGGGTCATTGCCCACCTCCTGTGATCAGCCCGCGGACCCACTGCTGGATGACGGGCTTGTTGTCCTCGATGGCCTGGCTCAGGCCGTCGCGCATGAAGTTGCGGGCCTGCACGCCGGGGTGCTTCCAGCGCTCGGTGCGCCAGACCTTGCCCTGGTGGGGGATGTCAACGTAGCCGGGCTCGCCGACGTGGCCGCCGCGCCGGAAGTGCGGACCATCCCCTTGGGAGCAGGACAGGGGGATGGTTCGCCCGTTCACCCACCACATCAGGTAGGGCTTGGTGCCACGCTCCTGGTACATCAGGTACTTCAGCGTGGTCTTGATTCCCACCGAGCCCTCGCCCGGCATGGGCTGTAGCGCTTGTAAAGCACGGTCACTCCACCCGTAGCCCTTCATGGCATTGCGGGCGTTGGCCACCGCGTCGTTGGAGACCTTCTGGGCCAGGTGCTGGGGGACGGGGACCTTCATCGGTACCCCGGAATCGGCGGGGGGATTCCCGGCGGCAGCTGGGGAGCCTCATCAAAGACCTTGCCCAGGATGGGGTAGGTGGTGATCATCTTGTGAGTGGGCGGCAGCTCACCCAACTGGGCCTTCTGGCCCACCACGTCCCAGCCATACTGACCGAACCGGGTGCCGGTGCGCAGGCTGCGGCGCTCGGGGACAGACAACATGTAGAAACCCTCTAGCTCCTTGACGGTGCCGTCGGCGTTCCAGTGCCGCACCCGCACCAGCACGTCGTGCTCCACGATGATCGGGAAGGCCTCGAACTGCACGCTGCGGGCGTCGGGCTCGAACTCGCCGCGGGGGCCGCGCTGCTCGGGGGCCTGCTTGTCGGTGTACATGGCCCAGATCCGGCAGGCCGAGCGCACCCCGCCCTCGAACATGGTGCCGTAGCAGGAGGAGCAGTCGGCCTCGGGGGACTGGTAGATGTCGTCGCCGCACTGCGGGCAGGGCGTGGTGTCCTTGTCGGTGGAGTGGAACAGCTGCAGCAGCACCGACTGCTCCCCGGCCAGGGTGAGCGCATCGCGCACGTCCTTGCGCAATTGGGAGACCGCGTAGTCCTCGACCAGCTTGATGACTGCCATCAGGACCTCATCCACGGATGACGCCAGGTCCCATTGGCGTTCAGGTTCTTCTGATCCCAGTCGGCTCGGTCGGCGGGATCTTCGGCGGGATAATCCATCTCGTTGTGATAGAGAAACTTCTGTCCGTAAGTCTCTAGCGGCTCGATGTGCGGGTGCTCGGCCCCAGGATCGAACTGACGCAATGACCAGTCCACCACGTAAGGCGTTCCCTGATGCCGCACCACGGCGGCGTGGTGCCAGCCGTCCCAGGCGGGGGGATTGTCGCCGTCGTCCTCACGCTCTGAGAGGCCAGCGTGCGGATTAGGGAAGGCCGACTTCAGGGGATAATTGAACTCGCGGCGTTCGGCCTTCAGCCCCTGCTGCTGGGCATGGTGAACAAAGCGGTCCATCACCCCCTCACACATCCCCTCCGCACACTCAGGACTCTCGGTGTGCCGCGCCATTGGCGTGTTGCGAAACGATTCGACAGCTGCCGACAAGCCGCCCTGGTTGTTGACGGCCACCCTCCTGACGTGTCCCTCGGTGCCCTTGTAGGCCGCCAGCAGGTCGGTGATCACCGCGGAGTCGCTCACCCAGCCCTCATGACCAGAGCCGTTCCAGGCGAAGGGCCCGATGCGCGGCTTGACCCGGTACAGGAAGCACTGGCCGTGGTCGCGCACCATGTAGCCGATCCAGTCCCCCGAATGAGACAGGTCGTGCTCGACCCAGATGAAGTTGGCCCGGTTGTCCAGGCCGCCGTGGTAGGGATTGTCGGTCCAGGGCGGCTTGTGGTGCGGGGCCAGCACGGTGCCCACCGGCAGCTCGACGGGGGTGGCGTGGTACCAGTGCACGTCGTTGGGGGTGGGGATCGGCGGGGAGTCCTCATGGCGCTTCTTCCAGTCCCACTGGTCGTAGGCATCCTCGGGGCCCAGCAGGAAGCTGTGCAGGATGGCGTCGGGGTTCAGCGGGTCAGAGGGCACCGAGGAGAGCCACGGCGGCATCTGCTCGTCGGGGATACGGTAGGGCCACTGCTCGGCCTGCTTGAGGATCATCCGTGTTTCGCAGGACCCTTCTGACCGTGCTTGAGCGTGACGGTTCCCGTGGAGACACCGGCAGCGACACCCGAGGCGATGCCGTCCAGGGGGGAGTTGTCGGGGTTGGCAGCCATGGTGGGGCCACTTCCTTCGAGGTACTGTGCCGCCTGGACCAGGGCGGTCTGATGTCGAAGCGGGGCCAGGCCGGTGGGTGTGGGGATGTTGAGGGGGTAGGACATGGGATCTCCTTAGTGACGGGTTGCACCCCAACTGATGGCCGGGGCGGCCGGGTAGAAGCGCCAGGAGCGGACCTGGGAGGCGTAGGTACCCGCCTGGAAGATGCCCAGCGCGGAGCCACCGTAGATGCCACCGGCCACCAGCAGCGAGCCGCGGGACATCGACAGCAGGGAGCGCTTGGCTCGCGCCAGCGCCTGGTTGTAGGCCTGCTCCTCGGTCTGCAGGTTCTGCGCCCAGCGGTTCCAATAGTCGCGGCGGTCGGTGTAGACCACGTCCATCCCCGGCCGGGCGGGCAGCTCGGTGTAGGAGTCGCGGAAGTGCCGCAGGCACTCGATGTAGGTACCCCACACCACCAGGCCGTAGAAATTGGCGGGCACCCCCGAGCTACCGCCCGAGCTGGACGAGCTGGTGTAGTAGGTGGTCGTCGTCGTGGTGCCGTCGGGCAGCGTCTGGGTGTTGGTGACCTGCTGGCCCGCCACCGTGGTGGCGTCGGTGCCCCCACCCACCGACCAGGAGGTCGGTGGGTTGCCGTAGTTGCCGATGTAGTTGGCTTTCATCACCGCGATCCGCATCAGCTGGGCGATGCGCTCGTAGCCCCAGTGCGTCTGGAACTCCTCGATCAGGTGCGGGCCGCCTTCGGTGCTGTCGTACATGTCGGCGAACATCCAGGTGACCTGCTCGACGGTGCCCCTCTCCTGGTCGGAGAGGGTGTCGTAGAGAGGCATCGAGTCCAGCACCTGCAGGTGGTCGGTGAAGGTGAAGGGGACGCCATTGACCTGGTAATTCCACACCGCGGTGATCAGCCCGCGGTTCTGGGTGATGCTCGGGTCAATGTTGTAGTAATACTTGCCGACATCGGTGCGGACGATGTCGGGCTCGGTGACCGTGAGCACCTGGGTGCCGTAGGGGCTTGAAGGCGGGGCCGGGCTGGCGAGAACGTCATTGAAGAACATATCCAGGCTGAGCGTGCCCGCGTCGGCGTCCATGGCCTTGGCCTGGGCCCCGGCCCCGTCCTGAATGGAGATGGCCACATAGCCACTACCACCCTGACTGACGAACTTACGGGCCAGCGCCGCATCGCGGATCTTGGGGGTCCAGACACTCACTCCGGTTGGTTCGGTGGCCATCACACCTCCTTAGACCGCCGTGTACTGCAGGTCGATCCTGCTGGTGACCCGGCCGGGACCGTCCACGTAGCTGAAGATCTGCCCCAGCAGGGAGGCCGCCACGGTGTACTTGACCTTGACCGAGAGCACGTCGTTGGTCTTGAGCCGCAGCATGCCCGAGAAGGACAGCGTCTGGGAGAAGCCGGGGTTGTAGCTGGTGCCGCCGCGCTGGAACCAGTGGGAGCGGGTGGTGGTCTCCAAGCCGTTGATCACCAGGATGATCGCGGCGATGTCGGGCACCACGGACAGGTCCCACTGGATGGCCGCGTCGATGTGGTACATGCCGGGGTCGGCGATGACGATGTTGGTGTTGGCGGCCGGGTTGAAGTAGCCGAAGTTGTCCTCCAACTCCTGGTCCCAGACCAGCATCGAGCCCGCGGTCTGCAGCTGCTGGCGCGAGTTCTGGCGCAGCCGCACGATGGGCACGCGGGCCACCGGCAGGATGGTCCAGTGGTTGACCGAGGTGTAGTAAATGTAATCCTGAATCCGCACCCACTGGATGGAGCCCGGCGTGATCTGGGCGAGCAGGCCGTCGTCGGCCTCCATGCCGATGCCCCAGCCGCGGAAGTTGGCCCCCATGGCGGTCAGCGACTTGGTGTCCTTGACGGTGCCCAGGCTCTGCCCGTTGCGATAGATGGTCAGGCCCCGGCCCACCAGCTCGAAGCGCCATTCCAGGTCAGGGTCGCGGGTGTCGATCCAGGTCAGCAGTCCCAGGTCCTGTTCGCCGCCGGGTCCGGTGGTGGTGTAGGTGACCTTGACGTGGCCCGAGCCCACCTTCACCCGCCAGTAGTTCTGCCGGTCGGCGCTCATCCGCAGCAGGCCGTCGTTGGAGGCCCACAGGCTGTCGATGCCTTGGGGCTCGATGACGATGTCGCCGCCCTTCCAGGTCAGCACCTGGTCGTCGGTGATGGTCTGCTTATCGGCCGTCGCGATGCGCCGGGCGATGCAGCGGTTGTTGTCGGTGCCCTGGTCGGTCCAGGTGAGCACGCCGGGGGCCACCACGCCCATCGCGCCGTGGTCGCGGTCGGCCGGGTCATCCTCGTACCACTGCTCCCAGCTGGCCGGGTCCAGCGCGTGGCGGCCATAGGCGTCGGTGAAGGTGGTGGGGAAGGTGTCCTGGGCGTTCAGGCCGGTGACCGGGTCGTCGGTGCCGAAGCTGTCCCAGATCCGCACGCACTTGAGATCGGTCTCGTAGATCTGCATGCCCACCCACGGATTGGGTGGACGAGTGGTGGAGGTGCAGATGACGTAGGGAGCCTGCGGCAGCGTGGGCGCAGCGTGGGTGTGATTACCCGCAGCGACCTGTCCTGGGCCCGTCCCGATGGTGTGGTGGATCGCGGTGGGCCCGGAGTCGGTGTCGGCGTTCTCATGGGTGGAGGCCTGGGGCAGCTTGGGCCCGTGCCGAATGTCGTCGGCCCCGGAGTGGTCGTGGGAGCGCAGCGCCGCCCAGTGCTGCAGGGCCTCTACCGCCGAGTTGATGTCCTCATGCAGCTCGGGGTGGTTGCGATTGGAAGTACCCGCCTCCGACAACGGCGTGCCCTCGGGTTCTGAGGGCACACTGAAGTCGTCAAACCCGGTCCCTGGCGGGGTGCCCGGATAGTTGATCCCCACCGCCGCCTCCTATCGCTCCTCGGTGCTCGGGACCTCCCAGGCTTACCAGTGGTTGCCCGAACCGGAGTCGTAGAAGTTCCGCATCCCGTCGTACTGCTGGGAGCGGTTGGCCAGCGCTTGGTTGCTGAAGCTCGACTTCCCGCTCGTCGGGGTGGTCACCGTGACCGTCGGGTTGGTGCCGCCGGTCAGCTTGCCGCCGTTGGCCCCGATGGGAGCCACGTTGACGCCCGTGAGCCGCCCGCCGAAGGTCACCGTGTAGGGGGTGCCGGGGCCGGGGCCACCGGAGACCACGGTGTTGGCGGTCGGGCCCACGCCCACCACCACGTTGGCCACGGTCACACCTGGGGTGGTGCCACCCGTGAAGGTGTTGGCCGTGGTCATCAGGGTCTGCGGCTGGTTGCCCTTGGTGCCCTGGAAGGTGACCTGCCACGGCCCCCCGGCGGGGCCCGTGACGAGCACGTTGCCCAGACCGATGGAGGACAGCCCCTGCAGGGCCAGCTGGACCTGGGCCGCGGTGGCGGTGATGGCCAGCGCGGGAGTGGTCTGGCCGCCGAAAGTCAGCGTGAAGGTGCCTGCGGCCGGGGCTCCGGTGATGGTCACCGACTGGATGGCATTGGTGCCGTAGGTCATGCCGGGCAGGGCGTTCAGGGCCGTCTGCACAGCCGCCGCCGCGGCGTTGTAGGCAATCGGTGCGGTCACCGCGTCGTTCCAGATCAGGTAGAACGTGCCCCCGGTGGGAGTGCCGGTGATCGTGATGGTCTGGACCTCGTTGGCCGCCCCGGAGCCGGTGAAGCCAGCCGCCTGGGCCTTGGCGTTGGAGGAGTTCTCCGCAGCCACCCCGGCCGCGGGCGGGCTTACCAGGTGGCTGAACACCTGGCTGCCACCCACGTTGTAGGGGCCAGTGCCGTACTGGTCCTTCTGGTAGGACGCAGTGATACCGAACGGGGGGATCAGTGGCTGGGTCACGGGAGGGACTCCTTACTAGGGGGACGGGGTGGTCACTACTTCAGGCGTGGCGAGCGGAGTGGACTTGCCGCCCGCTTGGGTCAGCGGCAGGGCTTTACCGGCAGCCGTCGTCATGGCGGCTGGCGGGCTGGTCAGTGAGGGCTGCACGCTGGACGGCACTCCCGACGGCGAAGTGGTGTTAGCGCTCCCCGTCGGGGTGGGGTCCTGACCCACCCCGAACTGACGGCTCTGATACCCCAACTTCCAGGCGTTGGGGTTGTAGGCCGGGTCGCCGAAGGGTGCGCTCACTGCCCAGCCGGTCTGCTGTACGGGTTGGGCACCGGGTTGCCCTGCGTCATGAACGACGAGGAGTGCTGATCCACCGGGTTGGTGTTCTCGGCGAACAGCTTGCCCGGCGAGTCGTCGGCGTTGGCCCCGGTCGTGGGCGGGGTGACCATCTGATCGAACACCGTCTGCTCGGCGTAGGGATGGCTGCCGCCGCCGATCCAGTTGTCGAACTGGCGGGCCATGTACATCCCGGTGTAGGGGTTGGTGCCGCCTTGCAATGGCACTGGTGCGGTCATGATGGCCTCCTTAGCGGACGGGTCCGGTCATCTGGATGGGATCGAACTCCCAGTGGTCCTCGCCCTTGACGTTGACCAGCCGGGGAACGTAGTTGCGGGCCGAGTCGATGTGCTCGGGGCACAGCGGCGGGGAGCCCTCCTTGACCTGGCGGCGGCTCTGCAGCACCCGGCCGCGCTCCACCACGCCGGATACCGGATTCTTCCGGCCGCAGACCAGGCACATCTTCTCTTCGAGGTCGCGATGGTTGGCGGCCTCGGTGGTCTTGCCCATGATCTCGGCCATGCGCCGCTCCGAGAGCCCCACGGCCTGCGCGTTGAGCAGCATGATCTGGTCCTCCATCTCCGGGTCGGTGGAGATGGTCACGTCGCCGCGCATCCACATCTTCTGCAGCCCTCTCATGTCGAGGGCCTCCTTCGGGAGGAAGGTGATGGAGTCGGGTTCGCCCGCGGGTTCCAGGTCGAAGTCAACGGTCTTGTCGCCGCGCTTCTCACGGAAGGTGATGTACTTCGGGGTGTTGTTCATGATGAACAGCTGCCCGTCGTACTTGCGCAGCTCAGGGAGGGTCATCTCTTTCTTGACCGGCGGCTCGTAGTCCAGCTCGGTCGGTTCGATAGCGGTCACGGTGTCCTTCTTCGGTAAGGCCGCGTTCGAGGGGTAGCGGCTTCACTTATTCAGGACGCTGAGAGGCCCGACTACAGGTCCGGGCATAACAAAACCCCCTGACCGGGGGATCAGGGGGCTTGTCTCGGGATCTTTTAGACGGGGTCCACGATGGGGATGTGGGCCGCGGCGTGCGGATCGACCTTCATCACCTGGGGGTGACGCATCTGGAACTTCTCCTTGGTGACGGGGCCAACGACGTGAAGGTCATTCTTCGACGCCAGGTACTCAGCCCACTCCTGCATGCCGTGTGGGCACTCGGACTGGAACACGCACTGCCCCCACCGAGCGGTCTCGGTGTCGAGCAGGTCAATGAGGTAGCTGTGCTTTTCCGTGCTCATGGTCGCGGCCCCTCCCAGGCCGTGTGAACAGTCGCGGCGGTGTCTGGCGCGTTTCTTCAAGCGGTTCGTACTGATGCCCCTAACTGTAGAGGATTTCCAATCAGAACGGGCAATGAAACACGCCACAGCACGGGGCACCCCCGCAGGGGGCCCCGTGCTCTCGTTTGTGGCCGCGCTACTTGCGCTTGCGGGACCGGCTCTTCGAGGCGACAACCTCGTCGGCCGGTGGCTCGTCAGCTGGCTCGGCCGGTGGCTCCACCGGGACCACGGTGCTGTCCGGGGGAAGGTCACCAGCGGGGACCACCGGGGCATCCGGCGGGATGTCGTGCGGTGGCTCGGAGTCCGGGGGCACCTCGACTACCGGGGTGTCCGGTGGCAGGTCGCCAGCTGGCTGCGCCGGGGCCTCGGGGTCGGTCGGTACCGGCGGCTCGGGCGGGGTGTCCACCGGAGGAGTGTCCGGGGGAGTGTCGTCGGTCGGCGGCTCCTCGGGCGGGGCGTCGGGAGGAGTGTCTACCGGGGGCTCGTCGGGAGGAGTGTCTACCGGGGGCTCGTCCGGGACCGGGGGCTGATCGGGAGCCGGGGGCTCGTCCGGGGTCGGCGGCTCCGGGGCCGGGGGATTGAGGACCGAGTTGAGCGCGTCCACGGTCTCCTGCAGGCTGGTCAGCTGCTCGGTCAGCGCGGCCACCTGATCGGTCTGCGCCTGGGCCTGTGCCTCGTAGCTCGCGATGGTCGCCTCGTCGGCGGCGTCGTCGGCCTTGGCGGCGTCCAACTGTGTGCTCAGGTCGGTGGCCTGAGCCTGTAGCGTGGCTACCTGGCTCTGCAGCGAGGTCACCGTGGCGGTGAAGCTGCTCAAGCTGGAAGCGATCTGCTGAATGGCTGCACCCAACGCCTGAAGGTCCGGTATCGCGGCCATGATGCCCTCCAATTTATTGTCGATCTGGTCTAGTTTCTGATGTAGGCCGTGGTGATGATGCCCGAAGAGATCTTGGAGCAGGTGTTGCAGGTCCTCGTTGAAGCCGGGCATGGCCACCTCCTTTGAAACCTCTCACCCTTTCTCCTTGCTCCCGCATCGGATTACAGGACGGCCTGCGGTGAATGTTCGGCGACGAGACCCTAAATAAGTGAGGAGGGCAAACATGCTCAGAATCCAGCGCCAGTCCGAGTCCTTCGCCTATCGTCTGGGGTCAATGACCCCCGAGGAGAAGGCGGCCCGGTTGCCGCACTGGCAACCCACCGTGGACGCCCTGCGCGACATCGGCGGCCGGTACCGCGAGACCCCGGTGCCCCTCAAGGACGGCCGCACCACCAACGTCTACCTGGACCCCAAGAACGTGTTCAGCTCGGGGCGGCACATGAACAACCTGGCCAAGGCCATGATTGAGCACGCCCATGCGCTGGGCATCGACTACAACGCCGTCGGCGGGCCGACGATGGGGGCCGACGTGATCAGCCACTCCATGGTGGCCCACCACCCCAATCCCGACATGGGCTGGTACACGGTGCGCGACAACGCCAAGACGCACGGGCTGGGCAAATGGATCGAGGGCACCGAGATCGGGCCCAACCACAACGTCATCCTCACCGACGATGTCGCCGACTCGGGCAAGAGCTTGGTGGACGCCTACCACAAGGTGCGCGAGAGCGGGGCCAACGTGGCCGCGGTGATGCCGGTGGTCGAGCGCGGAGACAAGACTGCAGCACAATTCAAACAGCTGGGCGTTCCCTACCACCCGCTGATCCACTACAACGACCTGGGCATCAAGACCCTGAGCGGCCCGCAACAGCAGCCCCAGCAGCCGGGGCCCCCCGCGGGGGCCCGGCAGGGCTCCTGGTACTAATCCTGGGGACCGTCGTAGGCGCAGAGCATGCAGTCCACCTTGGCCCAGCAGCAGCTGCCCCAGGTCCGCATCACCTTGTCGGTGCGCTTGCACATCCAGCAGCTGTTGCGCCGACCCGACCAGTTGACGTGACACCGCTGACAGGTGAAGTGGCGCACCTCATGGTCCCGGCGGCGGGGCTTCCTCGGGAGCCGGGGGCGGGATCAAGTCGGCCGCGGGGGCCAGGCCGGGCGGTGGCCACTGGTCGGCCTTGTCCGGGCCCAGGATGGCCCACGGCACGCCCATGCCATCAGGGATGATCCGGGGGTCCTGATGGGCCGGGTGATCTGGCTGGCCCGGAAAGACAGTCCAACAGTTCCACATGGAGATCAGCGGGGAAGCCCCGCCCCACTCGCAGTGGATGTGATTCCAGCCGGGACCGCTGGGGTTCTTGGTGAAGTCGAAGTCGCAGTAGCCCCCGCCCATGCCGAGCACGACGGCCGCACCGCCGACGCCGGGGCACAGGAACACCGCCTCCTGGGGGGCGATCTCGGGGGTGGAGATCTCAGGGTTGAAGTTGATGTCACCGATGCCGCCGCCGAGGCCCCCGCCGGGGGCGATGGGCTGAACCGGGGCTGCCCCACTGTCGGCCTGGGCCTTGGGATCGAGAAACAGAATGACGAGAATGATAAAACCGACAACCCACAGGATTAATTGCAATCGCCCCCGTGAATTGTGCAATTCCATTCGGTCCTCCTATGGAAATGCCCGCCCCAAAGGTGCTTATTCTGGGGTCGGGCATTTCCAATTCGGGGTCGGTTCCTGCGAATTACGCCTTCCGCAGGATAATTATGCCGCGGGGGTTTAGGACCACCATTCCAACCAATTCGTCCATAACCCAGCCTTTGTGGAATTGCTCCACCTGGTTGTTTTCCTCGACATCCAAGGAATACATGACCGGGAATACGCCGAGGAAGGTCGGCTCGGGGGTCAGGTACACCGTCCCGCGGGGGATGATGATGCTCTTGCCGATTTGGAACTCGCCGAATTGCACGATCTTTTCACCGGCCACCACGCTGTCTTTAAATGCCCAGCCCGTGGTCGCAATTTCCCAGCGGTAAAAGTCGCGGTATTCTTGCGGATTGCAGAGCAACCGCGAGGAGTCCAACATCCGCTGATCCGTGAAGGTCACGGCGGTGTAGAGGTCGCTCGGCATCAGCGTGGACCCACCGATTGTGATTTCGTTGGGAAGTGAGCCGGTGCCAGGAACGGCGGTCGTATCCACCAGGCGGTAATTAGCCGCCGACACTTCGAGCAAGGTCACCAGGCGGCTATCTTCCTGCCGCATAATGGCCTGCTTCGTCATGTCTTGTGTGTATTCCACGATATTACTGCGGAGGTAGTACAAATCCTCCTTTTTAATTTTCGGGAATGATGCAATTCGGAACAATTGCACCTCCACGCGCTTGCCTTCAAACGGCGTGATTTTGATTTCACCCTCGTCGCCGTGGAGCATGTAGGCCTGACCAAGGTCATCCAGCACATCGTACTGAATGGGTACGCCGGGAGTGAGGGTATCTTCCAGCAATACGTTTCTCAAAATACCTTGGTAACGCAATTGGAGCTGAATTGGCCCGATCATGCTTTGTCCGAGCCGCATCATTCCGTTCTGACGGTCGCCCAGAATGTGCGCCAATTTGGCTTGCTTCTGCCGATGGCTGAGCTTCTGGCCTCCCATCCGGTCCATGACCCGCTGGATGTCGGCGACGTAGTCCTCCGAGTTGCGGGCGATGCGCTGCAGGCCGGAACCGATGGCCTGCGGGATTGCCGTAGTCATGATGTTCAATGCCTCCTTACAGCGGTCCCACGGCGACTGAGGTCGCGAAGTTGTAGCGATTCAGTCGAATGAGGATCTTGTCGGTGGTCGGCACGTCGATCAGCTCGGCGATGGCGTTGTTGTTGTTCGCGCCGGTTGGGGTGAGCAGGCCCTGGTTGGTCGCCGTCAACAGCTGGAAACCGCCGTCGGTGACGTTGGCCGAGGACCAGTTGGCCGTCGAGTCGAAGCCGGGGGCCAGGATCTCGAATACCGCCTGCTCGCCGCCGACCCAGACCGTGAAGAGGTTGGTGCCGGTGGCCGTGGATTCATCCACCCCGAGCTGGGGTGCCAGGAAGAGCGCAGAGAGCCCGAAAGGCTTCTGGTTCCCGGCCCCGGTGAAGGGGGTGAAGATCTCCTTGTTGAGTCGGCACATCACAGTGCCGGGGTAGATGTCGAACGAACGGGCCCATGCAGGGTCCAAGAAACCCCCGTATGTCGTCGCCTGGTGCTGCGCGTAGATCGGTCGGATCGAACGCTTGAGCGCCGGGTTGGAGATGGGTGGCCTAAACATGGTGTTCGCCTCCTTTCAGGTGTCTACGCGCTACTTGAGGAAGATGGCGCTGTCTGTTGCGATGTCGTTTGCGGCCTCCCGCACGACTCCCGCGGTCAACTGACGGCCACCGAAGCCCTGTGGAATACCACGACCGGCACCGCTGACTCCTGCGGTGCGGCGTCTGCTGGCTTGGTGAACGGTGTTCACGGCGTCCAGCAATCGGATGCGATCCACGATGGTGCCGTGGCGCATCGTCTGTGCCAGCCCCGCGAGCTTCCATTTCTCCTCGGGAGTGTTGGGGGCCAGCCCCGCCTCGATGAAGGCCTCCGCGTAACGCACCGCGGTGATGCCGTCAGCCTTGCGGTTGGAACTCTTGAACCCAGCTGGCTTCTCTCCGGGAGCCCAGATCTGGGAGTCGGTGTCGAGATTGGGATCGGCCAGGTTGTCCCCGGCGTTGCCGCCGAAGTCACTCAGGCCGAACTGACTCGCCTGCGCGTCGGCGTCGGTGGTGTCCGATACCGGCTGCTCTACGTCGATGCGGTCCTGCGGGGCCGCAACATCCAGCTTGTCGTCGGCGTACCGGCGCATGGCGGTCCTCCCTTGATTGGCGCGGATCTCGCGCAACACCATCCCCATGGCCGGGAACAGCGACTCGACTGAATAACCGGAGGCCTGGCAGAACCGGGCCGCCTGGCGGCGCAGGAACGTGGCGTTGCCGTGCTGGCGGGCCTGGCGGCCGGTGGTCTGGTACAGCCAGGTGTTGAAGGCCTTGAAGGGAGCCAGCGAGGCGTTCTTGGGCTGGGTCTCCTCGTTGTCCAGGGCCAGCGACTCGAAGTCGTCGCCGGTCTGCTCCTCGCCGCCCGGCCCGGTGTTGACGGTCGGGTTGACCTCGTCGGGGTTCTCGGTGGCGTGCCCGTCGGCGCGGATGCGCCGCCCGGTGATCTGCTCGTAGGCGATCAGGTCGCGGCGCTGCTCGTTGTTGCGGGCCTGGATGCGGGCCACCAGGTTCTTCTCGGTGTTGGAGATCGTGCCGTCGCCCGGCGTCGGGTCTGCCACCGGCTCGGTGCCCGGCGTCTGGCTGATGAACACGTCCTCCTGCTGGCCCTGGTTATCTTCGCCATAGGGCCCACTGTCGAAGTGGCCCGAGTCGTCGGCGTAGTGGCGGCGACGGCCAACGCTGGCCACACGGTTGCGAGCTGCGAGACTCATCGGCGTTCCTTTCCGAGCCCTTCTCTTCTTCTGGTAGGAAGTGCGGCGATTTCCATGACGGCGGGCCAAAAACTCTGGCGGCGGGCCTTCCTCTTCCTCGTCCTCGGGGTACTCCTCGCCGCCGAACTCGTCCTCACCCTCTTCGGGGTATTCCTCTTCCTCGCCGTAGCCCTCCTCGCCTTCGGCCTGCTCTAGGTCCTCCTCGGCCTCCTCGATGAGGTCCTCGTCGGACTCTTCACCCTCGTCGCCCTCGTCGCCCTCGTCGCCGTAGTCGTCCTCGTCCTCCCCGCCGAACTCGTCCTCGGGGAACTCGTCACCCTCGTCGGACGGCGGGAAGTCACCCTCGTCCTCGGGCGGGAAACCACCGTCATCGGGAGGCGGGAAGCCGCCCCCGCCGTCGTCCATCGGCATGGGGGCACCACCACCCCCGCCGCCAGCCATCAAGGCCTGCAGCACCTCGGGAGGCAGCTCGTCGGCGGCGACGAAGCGCCGCCCGGTGCGGGGATCGACCAGCGTGCTCATACGGGTGCTCCTTCGAGTGCGGCGTCCGGTGCGGGGCATGGGAACTCCTTCTACGTTTTCCACGTCCTCCACGCGACGATCCGCGTCGAGTCCTTCCTGCTCTTGTGCTCGGTCGAGGCGCTTGGTCTGATCGAGATCAGGACCTCTCAACTCTTTAGGGCTCTCGACGTAGTGTTTAAATGAGTCCTCGCCCTCGGACTCGTCGTCGTCGCGCAGAGTGTCGATGTCCTCGGGAGCCTCTTCCCCGGTGTCGCGCCACTGCTCTTCCCACTCGGGATCGTCGTGATGGTGGTCCTCACAGGTGCAGAAACAGTCATCGTCGGGCTGCTCGGCCTCGCCGTAAGCGCGGCGTCGGCTGGCTTGAGGCATCATCGGGCTCGGCATATCGACGTAGGGGAAGTCGGAGTAGGTCTGCATCTCACCGGGGATCTGCTCGGCCGGGGCCTGGGCGGTGCGGCTGGCCGAGAGCACCCGGCTGACCACGGCAGTCTCGTCGGCGGGGTCGAACACGAAGCTCAACTCGAAGAACCCCAATTTGTGGCACTTCTCGTAGACCAGCACGTCCTCATGGGCCCCGGTCTTGGCGTTGATGCGCGGCAGGATACGGCCCTTGTGGTACTTGACGTGGGAGCAGAAGTCGTCCTCGTCCACCGCTTTGTTTCCGCAATAACTGCAGATCGTGAAGCCCGCCTCGACACCCATCGAGACCGAGTCCATCCCGCCGGTCTTGATCTCATGGGCCAGCTTGGGGAAGCGCTGGGCGTCGATCTCCTGAATCACGTCCACGTACTTGTCCCGGCCGTTCTCGATGTAGCGGGCCGCGATGACCTTGCCGCGGGCCTTGGCGGGGTCAAAATTTTGATGATTGACGAAGCACGGTTTACCTAGAAAAGTTCTATAGCTTTTCTTTAGTTCACCCGACGGCCACCCGTCGAAGTTCTGGTTGATCCGAGCGGCGATGGCCCGCACCTGGGTGTAGAGAAAGCCCGGCTTGAACTGGAAGCCCCGCTGGATTGCCCCGTAGCGCCCGCGATAGGGCCGGATCAGCTGCTCCTCGGCCGCGTCGGATTCGGCCCACTTGATATGCGCGGCCGTCAGCTCGCGACGGTCTCCCGGCAGCTCGTCGCAGGAACGGAAGTGGGGGTCGCCCCAGTCATCGCCTCTCACATCACAGTCCCAGCAGGTAGTGGGTGCCTTCGAGGTCCTCGTCGGTGGGCAGGTTGCGGGCCCCGAGGTGGTGCTCCTCCTGTTCCAACTCGCGCTGCTCGGCCGGGCTGAACTTGCGCCCGGCGGTGCGAATCATGGCCTGTACGAAGGGGCTGGACGCGAAATCGTCCCGGCCCCCGGCGGGGGCCTGCTGGTAGATGGCCTGCGCCCCGCCCATCCGGTGGAAGTTGGCCACGATGTCGGAGCCCATCGGAGAGGCAGCTGGCTCGCCGTAGTTGGCCAGCTCGGGCTCGCCGTCGTTGCCGAAGGTGTCGTTCATGACGCTGGCGTAGGTCTGTTGGCTGGGTGGCCGGTTGCCCTGGCGCATGCCGGGGTCTATCCGCACCTGCTGGCGGGGGCCGCCGCCGATGCGGGCGGCCCGCCGTAGCTCCCCGGAGCCGACGGCATGCCCACCGGCCCCCTGGTCCCAGCCCACCGGGGCGAACTCACCGCGGTCGAAGGCCTCCAAGGAGAAACCGCCACCGCCGCCGCCCTGGCCACGGCCAGCTGCCAGCAACAGCGGAGCCAACTCAGCGGCCTCGCTACCAGCAGCAGCCTCGCCCCCGGCTGCCGCTTCGCCACCCTCGGCAGCGTCCTCCGAGCCGCCGGGTGTCTTGCCCGGTGTGCCGCCGCTGGGCATGACCTGATCGGCGGCATTGCTCATCTCGTCGCCGAACTCCTGCGGGGAGTTCCAGTCCTCCTCGGAGGGCTGATCGGGGTTGAAGTAGCCACTCTGCTCGTCGGCGTCCACCGCGTAGCGGTAGTAGCCCTGGTGGATGTTGGGGTCGCTCCCCTTCTGGTAGTCGGGGACGTACAGCTCGTTCATCCGCTCATGCCAGTCCGGGCTGCCCGGCTCATGGGGGTTGAGCATCCGGGAGCGCTCGCGCAGCGGCTGGCCCTTGGGAGGCGCTGCGGCCGAACGCGGGGGCTTGCTGCGCGTGTTCTTCTTCCGCGTGTTCTCGTAGGTGATCTCATAGCGACCACCGGGCTCGGGATTGTCACTGAGCTGGCGATAAACGGGTCGCTTGCCAGTGAGTTGCTCCTCTAACCCCGGCCCCATGACATTGCCCTGTCGTGGTCCCTGTGGGGGCTTGGACCGGCCGTCGTTGAACTTGATGATCCCGTCGTCGTCGGGCGGCTCGGCCAGCAGGTTGCGCATGTCCTTGGCCTCATGGGCATCGACGTAAGAGATCGAATCGGTGATGTAGCCCTTGGGCGAGGGGCCCGAGCCCGCGGCGGCCATGTCGGCCCAGTTGGGAGTGGACTTGCCCTTGTAGTTGCCCATGGCGTCGGACGAGTAGTCGTCGTCGTCGGCCGCGTAGTGCAGGCTGGCCACGAACGGGCTGGCCATCACCCCGGCGTCGTGCAGGTCGTCCTCTAGGTCACGGAACTCCTGGTTCCATGAGTCCATGTGCTGGTAGTGCTCGTCGGGGGTCTCGGCCGAGAGATCGCGCATCCGGTCCAGGTCGGCCGCAGCCTCTCCGGTGTCGGGCCGGGTGTCGGGGTCCTGGTCGGTTGACCCGAACAGATGCAACAGGCCGCCCAGGCCGCTACCGATGGCATTGCCGATGTTGCTGCCGATACCGGCCAGGTCGCCCCCGCCGCCTTGGAGGATGGCGTTCCACGGGGCGAAGTTGCTGACCGCGGGAGCCACCTGCTGGGCGATGTCCAGACCGGCGTTGGCCGCGGGCCCGATGGCCCCGGCCACGTCGGCCGGATTGCCTGGCACCTGGCCCTGCGGGACCATGCCCGGAGGCATTCCCGTCTGCGGGGTGCCGGTGGGGTTGGCGGCCGGTGGGGTCGGGGTGGCCTTGTTGGGATCGCCGCCCGGCGATCCGGCCGGGGCCTTGCTCTTGTCCTTGTCCTTGTCGTCCTCGTCGTCGTCGTCGGGCTCGTCGGCCGCGTAGTGCAGACTGCGCAGGCTGTGCCCCGGAGTGATCTGGAACCGGGCGTGTGCACCCGGAGTAGTGGGTGCGGGAGGAGGAGGTGCCGGTGGCAGTTGGGGAGTGTTCGGCGGCCTCGCCCCGACGGGCGGGGGCACGTTGGTCTGAGCCGCCGGGGCTGGCTTGGTGACATCCGGAGCCACCGCAGCGGCGGGGGGCTGACCCGCTGGCACCGTTTCCCCCTGCTTCGGCTGATTCGACAAACCGGCGGGAGTCTCACCAGGCCGCAGCTCGGACTGGCCCTGCGCATTGACCCGCGTGACATGCTGGCCCTGCTGGATGTTGTTGGGGTCGGTGATGTCGCTGAGCTTGCCCGTGGTGGGGTCGATGTAGCGCAGATTGTTCAGGTTGCCGCTCTCGCCCATCCGGTGAGACAAGTCAGTGAGGGTCTCGCCCTGGTTGATCTGGTAGCCGCCCTGGTTGCTGTAGCCGTGGGCCACGTCGATGGGGGTGGATTCCCGGCTGCGCAACCACTCGCCGCCCTGCTGGAACCCGGCACCGCCGAAGCCCTGGCCGGTGCCCACCGAACCCTTCTCCCCCGCGCCCGTGCCGGTGGCACCGGGGCGGTTGGTGATGCCCATCATGCGGTTGTAGTTCTCCTCGCCACCGCCGTAGGCCTTGGGATCGCGGTTGAACGGGGTGGCCCCCGCCTCGGGATTGAGGATCGGGTTGACCGCCCAATCGACGTTGCCCCCGGCCGGGACACCCTGGCCCGGCTGGGTCAGCATCCGGGGCAGGCCCGCCGCCGAATAGGGAGCACCAGGGCCCTTGTCGTTGGGGCCGCCACCGATAGGCGGGACGCCGGGAGGGACCTGAGGCCCGTTGGGACCGGGAGCCGGGCCCTGTTGCCCGAAGTTGCCGCTTACATCAGGCCTGCTCTGCAGGAACTGGCCGAACTCGTCACCACCAACCGTGCCAACCCCGGTGTGGAAGATGTACTTGTTCCCCTCCGGTCCCTGGATGGTGTTCGGTGCCCATGGAGCCGTTTCTTGGAAATTGACCCCGCGGACATCGGCGGGATTTTGCGAGTTGACCTGATAGCCCCGAGTGTTGTTCGGATCGGTGCTACGCCACAAATTGGGGTCCTTGCCCGCATCGGGCCGGGTCCAGGTCGCCCCGCCCGGCCGAAAGACGTACTGACCACCCTGGTAGCCCGGTGTGTTTCCCTGAAGCTCGGTACCGGCGGGCGCTTGGGTGGTGAAGTCAACCTCCCGGATCTGCCCGCGGTTAGGACTGTTCGGGTCGTTCTCCAAGACGTAGCCCTTGTTGGTCCCGTTCTGGCGGTACACCGTGCGACCGCGGTCTTGATAGGTCGAATAGGTGGGCGGCGATGGTGCCTGGACCGCGGGCTCTCCCCCGGCAGCGGTGCGGTGCAGGGCCGCCACGATCTGACGCTGCAGGTTGGAAAAGTGCACGATCTGGTCGGGCCCGGTCGTTTTGCGCTCGTCCTTGGTGACATCCACGAACTCGGAGTCCTCGGGCGGGGGCACCTGACGCAGGTTGGGCACCAGCCCTCGGGGCTGGGTGCGCAGCAGGTCGGACTGCTTGTAGACCTTGTCCTCATCGAAGGTGTAGGGCACGTCGAACTCGCGCTCGGGCACCATCGCCGGGTTCTCATGGATGTAGTCGTAGAGCTTCTCCACGTCCTCGTCGGAGAGGTCCTCGTTGGAGATGGACACGAAGTCGGCCACCGACGAGGGCTCGGGGCCCTTGTCGTTGTCCTCGCAGAACTTCTTGTAGTCCTCGACCACCCCGGCCAGCCGGTCGAAGGAGCCGGTCTTGCCCCAGGCCGCGCCGGGCAGGTACTTCTTGGGCTTGAAGTGCGACGGGTTGGCCTTCATGTGCTTGGACTGCATGTCCAGGTAGGCCGCGTAAGCATGGGAGCACAGGCGGCCGACGTAGCTGTAGCGGCGCTTGAAGGCCCAGTTGCCCCAGTCGCAGCCGCAGTACCAGTTGGTGATGGACTGGCCGCCACCCCAGCCACCCATCGAGCCGCCCTTCTTGATCATGCAGTCGTAGGTGCCGTGGTCGCCCTGGACGGTGGCGTAGATACGGTCGTGGTCGATGTCGTGGATGTGCACCGCCCCGTCACGGCGCAGCCGCATTGCCTTCTCTCGCACGTCGGACCACTTGCCGACCTTCATCAGCTTGTCGGCACCCAGTAGGTCGGAGTAGCTGCCGAAGTGGGCCTCTAGCGCGTCGTCGCTGTAACGCGAGGACCCGAAGTAGGCCGCGGCCTCGATGAAGGCCACCGGGTCGCGCTTGAAGGACGCCGCCGGGCTGTCCTGATCGACCTCGGGTTCCAAGTAGGCGTAGCGGTCGGAGAGCCCGGCCGGGCGCTCGAACCAGTCCTGGCGGGCCGAGTAGCGAGCCGGATCGTCCTCTTCCAGCTGGTGGTGCGGGTTGCGCTCAAAGTGCCGCCGCAGCTCGGAGGTGAGCGGATCGACGGGCTCGTCCCACTTCGACGGGCGGTAGTGACGCTCTTGGACGGGAGCGCTGGCGGTCTGCTGCATGGTGCGCTCGGGACCGTCGGGCAAGTCGGTGTGCCACTCGTCGGAGCCCCAGTCGGGGTAGGAGGGCTCGTCCTCGAACTCGGCGTAGCGGGCCGACTCCCTACGCTTACGCCATCCGGTTGCCAGGTGATCGCCGGTATTGCTGCGCAGCACCAATTCATTGGTGTGGTTGGGAGCCTGAATCCCTTGATCGTGAAGATCAATGAGTTCCTGGGTACCCATTGCCTTGATAGCAGAACGATCAGGCTGCGGCCGACCACTCCAAGGACCGTGACTACGGTCAAAGGCCCCGGCGCTCTTGGCGAACAGGTCGGGGTTGGGACCGGGGTAGGGCCGGTTGGGGCTGGCGCTGTTGCCGCTCAGCGAGTCCGAGGAGCGCAGCCGGTCGTCGGCGTTGATCTCCTGCTCGCCGGGCTGGATGTTCTGGTCGGCGCGGAACTGGTCCACCGAGAACTGGGGGGTGTAGTCGTAGGGCAGGACGGTCGAGTTGTCCTTGTTGACCTCATGGACACCGGAGTCCACGGTGGTCTGCAGGTCGTAGGGGGCACCCCATGGATTGCCGTCCTTGGCCACCCGCAGCTTAGTCTCATCGACCCAGACGTTGAACCCGCGGCCCGCCACTCGGAAGGAGGATCGGCCGCGCACCGTGTCGATCTCGGTAATGACGCCCAGACCGTGATCGGTGTGCGCCGAGTCGCCGACATTCGCCATGACAGCCTCCGGGGATAGGTGTTGTCACCTATTCCTGGTGGCTCGGCCGAGCGGTTACAGGTTGAGGTCAGTCAACGAGGTAGACCGGGAGGTCAAAGACTCCCTGGTCGCTGTGCTCCCAGAACAACTCCCAGGTCGTGCGCAGCAGATGCACCTGGGCCTCCTTCTCGGCAGCAATCTCACGGGTCGGGCATTCCAGCGGAACTACGACCTCTTCGTCGCTCTCCTTGTACGCCAGCTGGCCGTGGCGCTGGAAATACGCCGACAGACTAATTGCTTGATCGCTGGACTCTACTGGCTCGACGTGATAATGGACCCGTACCCCGTTACCAATCATGGGCTGACCTCTGCTCGATCAACTAGGTGTTTGCTAGCCACATTCATGACAACCCACGCCAAGAGGCCAGTACACATCGACGTAACCGCAGGTTTTCAAATTGCACATTAGACCTTAGCCTGGTCGCCCGCCAGCGTGTTGTGCTCTTTTTTCCTATGAACCTGATACCCTGCGCGGTCCAGCAGTCGCAGCTCCTCGCGGGCGATGGCGATCTTGGACTCCTGGTCGTCAGGGGAGAGCTGCTCCCACGGGGGGAAGTGCTTGTCGAACTCGTTGATGCCCATCTCGCCGAGGCCTTCGAGGACCTCACGGCGCTGAACCTCCCAGAGGTCCGCGGTGAAGGTCGGGAGCGGGATCGGGCCCGTTGCCGTTTGTAGAGGGTCCAGGTCCAGGGTCATTTTCACTTTCGTTTTCACAACGCTGTAGGCCTAGACCAGCGTCGTCCAGGGCAGAGACTTGGGGATCGGTCAGATCATAACCCCCCGTGTCCTCGTAGACGATGGTGGCGATCTCATTGCGCGTCACCCAGGCGTAGTTGCTGAGCCACTCCCCCAGCTGCTCCTCGGCAAAGCCGACATCCATGCCGGTTTTCTTGAGCTTGGCAACCATCAGCGTGCGGTTGAAGGGGTCTCCGAAGCTGATGCCCGCCCAACAGTTCCAGGCGATCTCGCCGCTGGGCAGCACCAGTCCCCACTGCCTGGTAACGAGCAGCTCGGGCTCGCTCTCGGTGTCGGCGATGACCGGCTCCTCGGGCCAGGGGATGTCGGGCCACATATCGTCGGGGCCCGACCAGTCGAACTCCCCCTCGGCGGCCAGCCCCTGGCGGGGGCCGCCGAGGTACTCGCGCTCGAAGAGGGTCCACATTGCATCGGCGATCCCGAGGGTGACCGCGATACTGTGGCGGGCCACATTGATCAGTCCCATATCGGCTGAACCCCCGTAACCTCCTCGTACTGGCTGACCAAGTCCTGCAACAGCCGCCCCGACTCGCTGGCCTTCCCGGCCCGGATCTCGGGCCAGTCGGCACGGATGGCGTCCTCGTCCCCGGTGGCGTTGAGCATGCGCCAGAAGCCGGGGTCCTCGATCAGCTGACTGACGAAGGGGGTGCCCGGATGGCGGGCGTACATCTCCCGGCGCTGGATGGCGGCCTGCACGTCCTCCTCGCTGGCGTGTAGGGAGTGCCCCAGACTGGACGGGCCGCGGGCGAAGCGGTGATTGCCGTGCACCCGCTCAGCCCAGCGCTGGGAGGCGGCCTTGGGGGCACCGGCTCGCTGCTCGTCGGACTCCACCGGACGGCTGCGGTTGCGCGAGGGCTCGGTGGCTCCCCCGGTGCCGACCTGACTGGACTCGGTGAGCGGGGAGGACGAGGGGCCCGAGGCCATCGGTGGCTCGGCCTGGGCGTTGGCGCTCACCGACTGGGCCTCTGTCGATTGAACCAGCTGCAGGGCCTGCTGGATGAGCTGCTGCTCGTCGGGCTCCTCCTGCTGTGCCTGCTCGGGAGGCACCCCCTGCATCGGCTGCTGGCCGGGCTGGATGGCCCCCACCTGACCGGCCGGGGTCATCTGGTCCTTCTGCATCTGCAGCATCTTGGTCTGCAGATCGAGCTGGTTGGTCTGCTGCAGCATCTGGCGCAGCTGCAGGGTGGATTCCAGGTGCGCCGCCAGCTCCGGTGGGTACGGCAGGCCTTCCAGGTCGCAGAGGTCCTGAACCTTCTTCCACGCCTGGGCCTTGGCTAGCGCCTTGTCCACGGTCTCCTGCGCCTCGCGTTCCAGCTCCTGCTCGGCGTCGAGCTGGATGTTGATCGCCAGCGTCTTGTCGGAGACCGGCACACCGGCCTGCTTGAGCGTCATCACGAAGTTGCGCTCGGTGGCCTCGTCGCGCAAATTCAGGGTCGCGAAGTGCACCTCAGGCACCAGCAGCTTAGGGACGCGCTCGATGCGCTTCTCGCCGGTCTCGGGGTCCTCCACCACAATCTCTCGGTAGAGCGGAATCCGTTGCCCGCCCTTCAATTCGTAGTCGTAGTGTTCCTGGGCCTCGGCAATTACGGCCATCCGTTTGCGCATGTGCCTGATGACCTTCTTTTGGAAGCCCATCATCAGCTGTTCGCAGACCTCACGGTTAATGGCAGATGAAGCGTAGGTGCCCGACGCCCCGGTGCCACCCATAATCAAAGCCTGACCAATCCCCCACGCCTGCATAAGTTTTGCGTCCACCCGGTCGTAATCCTGATCGAAACGGGGGACACTTTCCCGGCCGAAAACAGGGGTGACCTGAACACCGAAGTTGTGGACGAGGATCTTGAAGTCGGCAGCCAGGGCGCTTTGCAGATCATCGCGCAGGTCGTCCAGCTCGGAGGCGCTGGGTATCCAGGGCTCGCCGTCGCCCATGTTCTCGATGCCCATGGTGGCCAGGATCATCGGGGCGTAGAGCCGGTCGCAGACGGCGTCCTGGGCGCAGTTCAGCGACTCCTCCATCAGCAGGGTGCGGAAGGATCTCAGCAAAGGCGGGGTGCCGCGCAGGTCCCACGGACTGGCCTTGTTGACCAGACGGGATACCAGAGCGTCGGCGATGTCCAGGCCGTCATCGCGGGAGGCCGCCTGGATGATCTCGGGGTAGTACTTCTGCAGTTGCTGATACTCGAAGGTGCGTTCCAGGCGCTCGCTGGGCCGCTCCTGGGAGTCGGGGTGCCCGGAGGGGCCTGAGCGCAGCGCGTCCACCAACTCCTTGACGAGCAGCTGCACCCGCTCCTCCTCGACAAAGAGGCTCTTGGAAATGGCCACCATGTCGGGATTGAGGACCTCTTCGCTGCTCCATACCCCCAGCTCCTCGCTGAAGTGGGCCAGCGTGGTAACCTCCCCGGCAACGAAATACTCACGGCCGATGGCATCGGGGAGGAACTCTTCATAATTGAGCTTGTCGAGAAACATCTCGGTATAGAATTTCTCGATCAACGGGTCTTTTGAAGAAAACTCGATCCCGGTCACTGGGAATTTGCTGTAAATATCAACCAATAGCGGCACCAAATCATGCGTGGCATAAAACAGACGGCACCATCTGCGCAATTCAATGAGCTGTTTCGGGTCGGTGATGTCGAAGGGAATGCCCTTGTCCATCAGGCTCGACAGCGGCTGCCGGATCTTCGGCAGCGCCATCTGCAGGTCGCTGGCCACCCGGATGGTGCCCCCGCCCACCGAGCCGCGGGTGGAAGCCCGACGGCGATTCATGTCGGCGGCCAGCTTGCGATTGGTCAGGTCGGTCAGCGAGCCGCGGGTCTGTACGGTCTCGGCGATCTGGCGGGCCTCGATACGGGCCATGGCGGGGTTACGCGGCAGGCCGGGGAAGCCCGCCTGCTTGAGCCGGGCCGCCTCGGCCGACCAGTTGCCTCCTGCCGGGATGATCGGGTTAGTCACCCTTCACCTTCTTGAGCTGCGCCTCCATATACCAGCGCTCGTCTGGGGCCTCGGGGTACGCCTTCTCCTCGATGACCACCCGGAAGCTGGGGTAGACCGGGGTGCCGAACTTCTCGGGCTCGATGGAGATCTCCGCAATGGTCCCGATACCGTCGAAGATCACCGCGGCGGTACGAGCCTCCACCCGGTCGCCCACCCGGAACGGGATAGTGCGCAGCAGGTAGTCCATGATCCGGGTGGGGGTGGGCACCGGCATGGTGGAGAAGCAGCTGTCGCAGTACTCCCGGCCCACCGAGTCGGCGTAGACGATCTCCTTGAGTTCCTTGCAGGACTCACAGACGCCGAGGGTGTCGGTCATCATCGCGGGGCCGGGCCCATCACGTAGCGCCCGCCGTCACCACGACGGGCCCAGTCACGGCCCATCTGACCCATAGTGGGGATGCCGGTGTCCTGGCCCTCGCCGATCTCACCAGGGTCGATGAGATTGTGCAGGGCCCCGGTGCGGTCCACCAGCGTCACGTAGGGCGGCGGCTCCTGGTGCGAGGGATAGGCCCGGCGGGGGGCATCCTCCACCGAAGGACGGCTTTTACTGGGCTGGTGCTTGGGGCCGGTCAGGCGATGCCGCCCGCTGAGCCGGGGGGAGCCGGGACGAAAATCAACGGCCCTTCTGTCCGGGACATATTCCTGGGACCAGTCGTGATACCAGTCGAAGTGCGGGTCCATCTGGCCGGGGGCATGTCCGGGCCAGCGTGCCTCCGCGGGGCCACTCGGCCCCCAGAACCCGCCATGAGGGTAGGCACCAGGGGGGTGCTTGCCCTTGTAGAGATCACGAATCCCCTTGGCGCTCGGGCCATACTCACGCATCTTCTTCTCGTATTCCGGGCCGCCGCGATCAGGATTCATGGGGTCACCCCTCATCTCGGGGTAATCAGGCTCGTCGGTGTACTCGACGTGGGGGTTGTACTCCTGCTTGAAGGCCTTGGGATTGACCGGACGGCCCTTCTGATTCCCATACTCCGGGCCTTGCCGGAACCGATTGAGACCCATGTCCTCGGCCTCGGCCCGCCTGCGCGTGGCTCTGCCCCGGCGATGCTTCTTTGGCGGGGTGGTGAAGTAGCCACCCTCATTCCACTCGTCAGCACCATAAGCATCGGGATAGCCAGGGCCGGTATTCGGCGTCGTTCGCATGACCGGGGTGCCGTTTTGCCTGCGGTCCAATTTAGGAGGCTTGACCGGATTGTGCATCCAGTCGTAGTCACGGAATGTCCCAGGCGGGCCCTCATGCTTCCCGCCCTCCACCTTGTGCTTGATGTAGCCGCAATAGGCGTCAGGCGAGCGTTTATCGGAGTTGGCGTCGGTGCAGGCATCGAAGTCCTTGTAGCCCCCGAACGGGGCCTGCTTGCGCATACTGCCCAATGGCTGACGAATCTGAGGAAGTGCCATCCTGAAATTAGGCCTGCGGCTGGCCTTTCGCTTCGGCGGCTCGCCCGCGATGGCCCAGTCGTCCTGGGACCATTGACTCATCGGCCTGCCCAGCTGCTTCTCCTTATGCAGCGTCCAGGCGGCCGAGGTGTTGCCCCGGTCCAGATGCCAGTCCGAGTCGGCGTCCTGGGCCTCGATGGCGTTGACAGGGCGATTGCCGCGGTGCTTCTCCAAGATCTCCGAGATGCCAGCTGTGCGGCGGCTGGCCACGATCACATCGCCCTCCTTGCGGGCGGGGATCTCGCGCACCAGGAACTTGTCGGCCGAGGCGTTGCGGTTGGTGCCCCCGGTGCCGATCACGTAGGAGTTCCACTGCTTGCCGCAGCCCCCGCACACCCGGAAGCCGCCGGGGGTGGAGAAGGCCTCCCCGCAGTCGCAGGCGAAGTGCTGGGGGCGGGCGGCGGTGTAGGCCAGCAGGTGCTTGTCCCAGTCCCAGCCGGGGACCTGGCGGGTCTTAGGAAACTGGGCCGGGCCCCAGCCCGACCAGGCCTGCTTACGCATGCCCTGACGCCCCTGCGGGAAATGCTTCTGGCGATAGTCGCTGTGCAGCTGCTGCAGGGCGGCCTTCTGCTCCGGGGAGATCGCGCCGGGGCCGTAGTGCTCATCGGCCTTGTCGATATGAGTCTGCAGCGTGTTCAGCGCCCACTGGGGACCGTTGTGCTGTTCGTGCACGTCCCAGGTGTAGGGGTGGAACTGCTCGGCGATGGCGTTGAGCTTCTCGCCGAAGGTGGGCTCGCTGGCCCGGCGGCGACGGGCCGCGAGCCGACGGCGGCGACGGCTCTCCCGCTCATGGCGGCCGGGGGTGTACATCTGCTCGAAGAATGTCGCCCAGTCATCGGGGTCGTGCCCGTGGCGGGCCGCCCAGTCCTGGTAGACATCCTCATGACTGCGCTCGGTGGGGCCGTGCCTTCCAGCTGGCTTGCGCCGCCCGCGGCGGCCTACCGTGGTGCTGTGCTGACGCTTCAGTCGCTGTAGCGCCTGGGGACCGACCTTGAAGCGCTCCTGAAAGGCCCGGTAGTCGTCGTCGCTGCCCCGCAGGGTGTTGCCGGGGGTCGCCTGGAACTTCTCCCACAGCTCATTGACGTTGGCCCCCTGGCGGCGCTTGGGACCGGGGTAAGCCTCGTAGCCCCCGCGGGGCTCGGGGTCGCCCTTGAGCCGGTGCCACTCGGTCTTGGTGTCCTGGTGGCCCAGGTCGTAGTTGTTGCGGCGGGCCCACTCCTCCGGGCCCTCACCGGGACGGGGATCGTTGCTGGCCCCTTGGCGGGGCCTCATGGCCCCTCTACCTTTTCCCCGACCACCACGCCTTCGGTTGGCAGCCATCTGCATCTCAGGAGGCATGCCCCCACCCGGCCCGGCGGCCGGTGGGGGGCCCCCGCCGGGGGCTCCCTGGTCAGCGCCCATTTCCCCACCGCCACCGCCACCAAGCGGCCCGGCCAGGGCCTGAGCTGAAGCACCGAGATCCTCGGCACCAGGAGCTGGCATCCCAGCTGGCCCCTGGTCCCCGCCCGGCATCACGTTAACGGTGCCCGGCGGCGGGAGGACGTTCATGGGGTTCTGCTGCTGCTGGATCTGCTCGGCCTGCTGCACGGTCACCAGCGCCTGCTGCAACGGAGCGATGGTCTCCTGAAATTCTTCAGCTTTCTGGTTGAGGAGCTGGGACAAGGCGTCGTCGGCCTTCTGCAGGTAGTCGGGCTGAGCGTAGCGATAGCTGGAAGCACGATGCTTGCCGGGGCGCTCTGGCTCAGGCCAGTACCCCTCCTGGGTGGGACCACCATTCCAGTCCCGCTGCCTAACCTGCTCGTTATAGCCGCTGGGGTAGTCCCCGGTGTAGGGATTGCGCTGGTTGCGATACCGCGTCCTGCCAACTCCCATTTCGATGTCGTGCTGCCCGGCATAGCGACCGCCACTTCGATGCTGGGGAGCCCGGTGCTTGGGCAGCGACGGGTAACCACGGGCCCCACTGGGATCGGTGACGGCCTGGGCATAGGAATCCTGATCGTCTGGTCCCATGACGGTGGGGTCCATATAACGCCGGGGATGACCTTCCGACCGGAACCTCGGTTCATCTCGGGGATAGTTCTCGATGGAGTGCTCCCCGGCATAGCGCCTCCGCGCCACCCGGATGGCCTGGCGAGCGCGGTACGCCAGGTGGTAGGCCAGCCCGGCGTCGTTCCCGGCGAAGTAGGCGATGTTGCGGGCACTGAGCTTGGTCAGGTTGTTGGCCCGGCACCAAGCCACGTAGGCCCGCATCGGGTCCTGACGAGAGCTGTTGAGCTTGCGCTTGACCCTGAGCTGCTCAATGCCATTTTTTTCCAACTCGGCCGGTCTCTTGACGGTGGACCTCTCCACGAACTTGTCCCACTGGGGGTTGTCCTCGGCCATATAGTCGGTGTGGGCCCCGGCCACCTTGTCCTTCTTCTTGAGTCTGGTGGAGGGCACGCCCTTGGGAAGTCGCTGGTCGGGGTCCTTGCGCCAAGAAGTCGGTATCGGCCCAGTCCGCTTGCCGCCCGGCTCGAAGGGGTCGCCCATCATGCCCCGACGGCCCGACACTTTGTCCTTTTTCTTTAGCTTGGTGGACGGGGTCTTAGGCATGTGCTGCCCTTCCCAGTCGGTGTCGTTGCAGGCTTGGGTCACCCGACGGTTCCAGTTCTGCACGTTGGCCTGGTCGGGCCACTTCTGGGTCACCCCGCGCTGGACGTTGGTGGCCGGGAGCTTGGTGGGCGCGGGCTTGACGGCCGGGGTCACCGAGGGGGACTGCACCGGCTTGGGCCGGGTTTGACCGGGCACCCCGACTCCAACAGAGGTAATGATGGCCGCCAGCCGCATGTAGCGGTCGTCGGGCAGGTTGGCCGCGTACACGTCCAGGCTCGACAGCCGGGCCGGGGAGCGGCCGTTGGCCTCACACCAGTCGTGGTACACCGCATAATCCACCGAGCCAGCTCGGGTACCGGGTGACGTTGGGCCGAGGCCTGGACTCACGGGCGGGACCGCACCACCAGGTGTCGGAGCGCCACCGGGCGTCATGGGAGGTTGTGGACCAAGCGGTGTGCCAGGGCCCGCGGGAACGCTGCCCGGCGCAGGGTTGACAGAGCCCCTGGCCGGGCTCGAACCGGGTGCGGTCGGCCCCGCCATACCGCTGGTCTTGTCGGGGGCATCCATCCCCCAGGCGTCCCCGCTCTGGGCGTAGCGACGGCTCTCGAAGTTGCGGTCCACCTTGCCTTCGGCACCCTGGTCCACGCTGTTGAGGTAGCCGTCCCAGTTGCCCTCGGGGTGCAGCTCGCCCTCCGACGGGCTGAAAGTGCTCTTGACGTTGACGGTGCCGTTGTCGAAGTCGGCCTGACGGTGACGGCCCTTACTCTTAGGAGGCTTCCAGTACGGCTCGTCCTCCTCGCCCCAAAACTCACCTGCTGGACCTGGGCTACGACCTTTGGGCGTGACATCTGGCCCAGACCGACCGCTGTAAGGGTTGACCTGAGTGTGGTTGAACCACTCCACATCGTGTTCCCCGGCCTGACGGTAACGGCCCCCCGCGTGCATCAGACCCGCCTCGGCAGAGGAGGGGTCTATCACATGACCGCCGGTACCCCAGTGCTCCCAGTCATCTATGTTCTCGCCGCCGGTCTCGGGCATTGGGCCCTGCGGGCCGCCGCGGACGAGCCGGGCCTCGCGGGCCTTGCAGGCCTCGCACTTCTCCTTGCTGCCCTCGCAGGCTCCCCCACAGGCCATCAGGGTGCGCCTGAACTCCTTCTCCAAGATGCCCCGCTCGCCCACGATGCGGCGCACCACCCCGGTGACCGGCATCAGGTGCTGGCCGATGATCTTGAACACCGACTGGTCGCGCTTCATCATCGCGACCCGGTCGCGGAACTCATCGACCGAGCTGGCCTGGAACAGGCTGGGGCCCAGCTTGGCCCGCACGTCGTAGACCGCGGCGTCGAAGCTGTCCTTGGCAGCCTGCTTGGCGATCCCAGCCTCTGCCTCAGAGGACACTGCTGCCTCGAAAATCCCGAATGACACTTCGACTCCCTACATCCAGCCGGTACAGTCCTTCTGCTTCTTCTTGGTGGCTGGACGGGCGTTCTACAGGTTTCAGGCGGGCGGGGACTCATCCTCCGGTGGGGGAGGCGGCTCCTCCTCGGGCGGCGGGGGCACCACGTCCATGTAGGTGATTCCGTGGACGAAGTCCTTGATCTTCTGCCAGCACATCAGGAGCCTCCGAATCCGGGGATGTGAGGGAACTGCGGGATCAGCGCCTTGAACTGCTGAACGATGTTGCTGACCATGGTGTTGAGGTTGTTCATCAGGTTGGTCTCGACGCTGTTGATGTTGCCGGTGATGCTGTCGCCGACATGCTCGACGTTGAGGCTGATGTCGTCAACGATCTTGGAGGCGTTGGAGGCCGCGTCGGCGCTGATCTCCCGGATCACCCGCGTGCTCTCGTCGGAGATGGTCTTGGCCACCCCCTCGGTCACGCCCTGCGCCAGGCCTTGGGCCAGCCGCTCCATGTTCTCGGGCTTGAGCAGCTCGTCAATGACGGGCTGGACGATGTTCTTGTTGATCCAGTCGCCGAAGCTCATGCCGCCAGCTCCTTACCGAGCGCGTCCAGGTGGGTGATGGCCGGGGTGGAGTCGTACTGCCAATGCGGGGCGTTGGACCCCTGCCCGGCGAACAGGATGCCGTTGTAGATGGCCTCGGCGAGCGGCCAGACGTGGCTGAAGGGCATGGTGAACAGATCGACCATCTCCTTCATGAACCCGAACAGGCTCTTGCCCGAGAACTGCATCACCATCTCGTAGATGAGCCGCTCATCGTGTCCGACAACGGTCTCCTTGGTCCAGGGGTCTGAATTGATAGGAGCTGCCGCGTACAAGTCACCAGCGTTCGCGAAGTCGAACACGGCCACCTTCCCGGCCAGCGGGTGCCCGGCCGGGAACAGACACTCCTCGGGACGCAGGCAGTCCGGGCCCGCGATCCCGCCCGTGACGTAGCCGTCCAGGTGGTCGGGCACCGGGTGGTGCCACAGCAGCGTGTTGCCGTAGGCCACGCCGGGGCTGCGCATGGGGTTGCCGTAGGTGATCACGCCCAAGCAGTCGTTGACGCGGTCGTGCAGCCGCCCAGCTGGGGACAGGATCTCGTCGCGCCAGATCTTGCACACCACGATGGCCCCCTGGCTGTAGCCGTCGAGCACGAACTGCCAGGGGTGAGGGTAGACGAATGGGTCGAAGTTGGACGGCAGCAGCAGCCGCACCACCTCCTCGACCCCGGCGTTCACGCTGGGCCGCATCGGCGTCACCGCGGCCGGGTAGCCCACACCCTGCCAACGCCAGTTCATCCCGTTGGGCAGCCCCCAGCACTGACCGCGGGCGATCAGCGCCGGGTCGGCCAGCGCGTACCCCGCCTGGGCGGGATACTGGCCGACAGGGTTGTCCCAGGCCGCCCCGGTGCCTGCGACGGTGAGCAGCACCAGTGCCATGTCACTGCCCCGGCATGCCCGAGAGGTCGATCTTGGCGGCCTCGCAGAGCTTGCGCAGCATGTAGTTGTTCTGCTCGGCGATGTTGTGCTGACGGCTCACCGAGTCGCGCATGCCCCAGCGATTGCTCTTCGGATTGGGCTTGGTCTTGTTGTAGGTCGTCCAGTCCTGAAAGCGCAGATAGTCCCAGACCATCCGGTTGAGCCAGCCCCGGATGTCCCAGGCATGCCAGCTGCCGTTGCCGTGGGGGCCGGGGAAGTCATCCGCGGTGGCCCCGTCGTACATCGGGATCTGGTCATTTGCATTGACGAACTGCAAATTTACGTCGTCAATGGCGGCCATCAGCTGATCAGCCCCTTGACCTTGTTCAGCGCCTCATCGAGAGCCTTGAGCGGCAGCTCGTACTGGTCGGGAATGATCCAGCTGCCGTACTTGAGCACCGCTTCCAGCGCCTTGATGGTGTCGTCCAGCACAGTGATGGCCGTGCTCTTGGCGTCACCCAGGTTGAGGCTGGGGGTGGGCAGGCCCAGGAAGCCCTGAGCCACCAGCGGCTGATCCTGGCCCTTGGCCAGCGCGACCTGCACGGCCTCTTTGAGTTGGGCCTCTACCTCGGGGGATAGCTGGCTCATGATGCCTCCTGTTTCTCGATATGTGGGATGTGACGTATCACCTGGCCCACCGGGTGGTGGGTCAGAATGTGCAGCCCGGCCACGCGACACAGGTAGGTGTAGCTACCGGCATGGGCGCACTGGTCCTCGATTTCGGCAAGTTCCTGATCAACAACCTGTCGGATCTCTTCTCGCTCGGTCTGGGTGAGCATGGTGGGCCTCTTCCTTAAAGCCCTTGTGGGTTTACAAGAACAGCGCCGCGGGATCGACAGCATCGACGTTGGGAATCGAGGCCGTGCGGACCACGGCGGGACGATGGGACCGCAGTCCCAGGCTGGTCACCTGTGTCACGAAGGCCTCGCTGACGGCCGCCGACCGCGCCGGGGTGAAGGTCGAGGTTTTCACCTGGGCGTGGTGATAGGCGCGGGTGGCCAGCTCTTGGGAGTCGTCCAGCGTGTCGGTGTTGGCCGCGACGAACTTGGCCGCTTCCAGCGTGACCCAACGCCGGTCGGAGCCTTCGAGGCTGGACTGCTTGTCTTGGAAGTTCGAGAGCGGCTCGCCCTTGCGCTTGCGACCCTTGGTGACCTGGTGATAGATCTTCCCGCAGTACTTGTCGGGGTCACCGGCCGGTGCCTTCTCCTTGCAGTCCTCGAAGTCGGTGAAGCCCGCGAACGGGCCGTGCAGCCGCTTGGACTTGGGGTTGGCGTTGGGGGCCTGCTTGCGCAGGCTGGCGGTGGGGGTCATCGGCCCGGCACCCGGCTGCGGAGAGACCTGCGGGGTGGCCATGGGCATCTGGTTGGGGGCATAGGGCTGCCCCAGCGGCGAGCTGGCGGGCGGCGCGGAGGAGCCGGTACCGGGCAGCGTGGAGCTGCCGGGCGTGCCGCTGGTCGGGATGCCCTGTGACTGGGCGAGCCTCCATCCGGGAGGCCCTGCGACATCCTCCCGGTTGGAGGCCCCAGTCATGAGATCGTCGTGGAGGGCCACCAGGGCGCGACGGTCGGCTTCCAGCTGGCTGGCCGCCCGGATGAACGGAACGGCATCGCTGACATTGAGCCGGGCGGTGGTGGCGCGTACCGAGTGCAGCAACCGACTGCAGGCCGCGAACCGGGCCTCCACCGAACCGGGGGTGCCGTCGAACCAGCTCTCGGCCGCGTCGGCGTAGCGGCGCAGAGCCTGCCGGAAGCTGGCGTCGGTGCGCTGGACATCCAGCTCGCGAGCGTCTTTGAACATGGCGACCTCCTAGTAATTAGGGGTCGCTCGTCGGGGAAACTACAGCTAGGGCTGACGCACCTTGTCCAGTGAGGGGTTGCGGCGCATCACGAACACGTCGGGGTGCTCGGCTTGGTCGGTGGGGTCGTACTCATAGGCGAGCACGGCAAGACGGTCGCGCAGCTCGCGCTTGGCGTCGTTACCCCTGGTGGTTCTGATGCGCTCGTCGTCGGCATTGGGCACCGCGTAGAACACGTCGGGGCGGTCGCGGGCCGAGAGTTTCAGCTCGCCGTCCTGTCCGTACCCGTCCTTCTCGCCGCCGTAGAGGATCATCTTGGCCATCGAGACCACCTCCGATCTCCTCACTTTTTACGGTGGGAAGTCGGCGAGTTTGCAGGTCAGGTATGGCGGGAGACCTCGTTGAGCACGTTGTTCATCCTGATCAGGGCCATGTTGTCGGCCCCCATGCCGCCAGGGACCTGATAGCCCTTGGCATAGGTGTAGGAATTGGACAACGTGCGGCCGTACATGGGGCCCTTCTTGGCCGAGATGACACTATGCCGCTTGGTCTCGCAGTGGGCGCACTTGAGCACCCGGTAGACCAGCTTGGCGGTGTCGTCCATGACGGCGTCGTAGGGCTCCCAGTGATGTCGCATGTCGCGGCAGTCGGCGAACGCATACTTCTCGACATCGAGCTTGGCCTTGGCCTTTCTGGCCATCAGATCCCTTTCACATGAAAGAGGGAGGCCGGGTGGGAGGACCACTCACCACACCGACCTCCCCCAAGAGGATGCCCGAAGGGAACGCCTTCCTCAACGCTCCCCGCGGCCATCCGGCTTGCGGACACCCGACCGATCAGGCCGGGACCTTCATGAAGTTGGCCTCATGGGCGATGTCCATCGCCTGTAGGCCGGTCGCAGCGAACTCGTTGGACCGATCCGGGTCTTGGATCTCCTGGGCCCAACTGGTGACGGCCTGGAAGATGCCGCCCGAGGTGTGCTGCCCACCGCGGATGAAGTGGTCCAGCAGACCCTTCGCCTCCACGTCGGTGTAGGACAGCTGCTTGGCAACCACCTCCACCGTCTTGGGGATGTCGGACACCGTGGTGCCAGACTTCTCTTCCAGCTTGTCGATGGTGGCCTGCACGTACTCGACGCTCAGGAACCGCTCGACGGCGTCCTTGACCATCGACTGGGTCAGGGCGTTGGCCGCCTCGCGGGTCTGGTGTGACCACACGATCTGGCCCTCGTCCAGCTGACCGCCGACGTGCACCTTCTCCACCGCGTCGTAGGTGATCTGGGCCCCGTTGTCGCAGATGCCGATGCGGATCTCCGGGGTGATCTTGGTCTTGCCGCGGCCGACCTCGGAGTTCTGCGCCAGGAACCCGGCCCACACCACCTTGGGGTGCATGCCCAGCTCGCCGCCGTGGCGGTTGGCGTAGGGACCGACGTAGTTCTCAAGGAACTTGTCGGCGATCACCGACAGGCCGGGGGCCTCCACCCGCAGGTAGAGCCGGTCGTCGGAGAGGTCACCCGGACGCATGTTGACCGACGCCGGGTCCAGACCCGCGGCCTTCATGCCCGCCAGGATGGCCAGCACCGTGTCGTAGTTGTCCCGAATGCCGTAGCGGTCGGAGAGCACTGCACGGCAGATGCCGATAGTGCCGGGGAACTTGGGGTCCTCGCCCCAGATCAGGCGCAGGAGCACCTTGCGCTCGCCCTTGGCGGTCCAGTGATTGACCGTGGTGTCGAACAGGCCCACGTCACCGGCATCGCCGTCGCGCATCCGGCGCAGATACCGGATGGGGATGTCCACCTCTTTGAGCGAGGCGAGCTGTTGCAGAGCGTGATCGGTGAGCCGATAGGCCCCCGACACCTCCACGACGCCGTCCTCGCAGAGGACTGGGTCCACCCCGGCCACGATGAGCAGGCCCTGATGGAACACGACGTTGGAGAGCGGCACGACGATGTCGAGCTTGTGCCAGTCCTGCGTGCGCAGGATGTCCACCATCGCCGGGAACTCGACGGCACGACCAAACCGGGTCGGCAGAGCGCGGGTGGTGGGGATGAGAGTTGCAGCTGCAGTCATGATGTACCTCCTGGTTGTGGGTTTGACTATAGCATCGCTTGAATAACGCTATAGGGTTCCCGATTTATTCCGACCCCAGACTAACTGGGGGTACCGACAAGTTGAGACCACCAGGCGTGAGCACGGGTGTAGTCCCGGTCGGCCAGGTAGCTGTCGAGGTGGTGGGTGCACAGGTAGTGCACGTCACCGTAGACATCGACATAGAGCCACCCGGCATTGAGCCTGCAGCGGCCCTTCTCGCGGGCCTTGGCCGACTTCTCCCGGCAGGCGTCCCAGTACTGCTGGTCCTCCTCGGAGATCGGCTCCCCCGCGTCCAGGGCCCGCTTGATGCGCTCCTCGCGCACGCTCATGACATAGCCCGCGTACAGCGGCATCCGGCCGTAGCAGAACTCCTCGCAGGCGTGCACGGTGACCTGACGCGCCTCGCCGTACATGTCTCTGACCACGGTGCCCTTCTTGGGCAGCCGCACCACCCACGGCATCAGCGCGATGCGGTCCAGTCGCTCATTGGTCATGGCCCCACCAACTTGTTCATCTCGTCGGCGCGAGCCACCACCCGCGCCAGGGCGGCGAACGTCGTCGGTGCCATCCTGACGGTGCGGCTGCTGCCGGGGATGGTCAGATCCACCGAGCCGTCCTGGTGCACTTCGAGCACGACGCCGCGGAAGCGGTAGCGCCGGTCCACCGAGACCTCGGCCTCGACCTGCGGGCCCCCGGCGGGGGCCGGGGCCCGCTTCTTGGTGCGCTTCTTCTTGGGACGGGCCGACCCGGCCGGTGCCCGCTCACCTTCCGGCGGTGGACCCCAGCTCAGGTTGATCAGGTGACAGTTGTTGGTGTCGCCGTCGGCGTGGATGGGCACGAAGCCCTGCACCCCCGACTCGCCCCTGAAGGCCATCAACACCATCTTGTCCACCCGCATCGAGGTCACCCCGGACTCGTTGAGACCTTTGAGGCTGACCACCAGGTTGCCCCCGGCCCCGGCCGGGCGGTTCTTGAGCAGCTTGCCGGTGACCTTGTTGGCCACGATCCCGTTATCGCTCACCTCGTAGACGCCCTCGGGCACCAGCTGGTGCACCACCGGCTTCCACGTCATGGTGGGGAGGGGGGAGCCGTTGGCCGACTCCTCCTCCATCGCAGGGATCGCCAAGTACTCCTTGACCGGATGTTGCATCATCAGCGTTCCACCTTCATGTTCAGGGTCGCTTCCAGCGACCGACGGGGCTCACCCTTGCCCAGCGTGGGCACGATGTGGGCCATGTTCATCCCGGCTTCGCCCAGGCGCTCGATGTGCGTCCAGTAGGCCGACACGAAGATCATCTCCCGGTGCTGACCACCGCACTCGCAGTGGTTGCGGGGGTTCTCACACCGGACCCCGTCGCGGGGCCCGTACCACTGCATCTTGAAGTGCGCCCGGCGGTGCTGGGGGTCCTGCTCATGGCCGATGTCCGACTGCTCGGACTCCTTCCAGGCGCTCTTGCGCTCCTGTCGGATACGAGAGATCGCCGCCCCGGTGGTCCAGCCGATGCGGTACATGCTCATGGGCTGGCGCAGCACCTTCTTAGGAATATGCTTGGCCACCGAACGGGCGGGTACGGGCTCGGCCTCGCAGGTGGTGCTGCACAAGTAGAAGAGAGAGCCCACGCAGACCGAGAGCAGCTCGCGCATCCAGCGCTTGTTGCGGGCGGCCTGGCCGTTGGAGTTGTCGTCCCAGTGAAACCGGCTCATCACATCATCGACGGTCTGGGCGAAAGTCAGCTCGGCCCCGTAGCGCAGCGTCAGGGTGTTGAACTCGATGCCCACGCCCTTGCCGTTCTCGTCCAGGGCTTCGAGCACCACCATCATCCCGAAGCGGTCGGCCGCGGTGTCATTGGTGGGGTAGATGCGCTGCTCGACACGCACCCGGCCGTCGGGATTCTGGGTGGTGATGCCGTCGCCGATGCCACACGTCAAGAAGCCCAAGAGGCGCATGTGAGTCTCATGCTTGCCGGTGACGGGGTGCACCTGGTCCCCGGCCATCCAGGTCTTGAACACCGGAGGGTCGGCGAACACCACCATGGGATTGAGGAAAGGCAGCGTGGCCAGATGGTCGGTCGGGATGGGAGCCGAGGACGCGACCTTGACCTCCTCGACTATCTCGGGGTGCATGGCCAGGGTCTTGCGGCCGATCCGACGCCACTGCACCGCCATCAGCTGACAGCGAGCCATGTTCTGCTTGTTGAAGGCGTTGAGAGCTACGAGCTTGGCGCGGGGGTCGTCGTCCTGCAGGGCGCGATAGAACTCGGCCTCGGTCTGGATCGACTCCAAGATCCGGCGGGCCGAGGTGATGGCGTTATTGGCACTGAACATGGTGGTCCTCGATTCCTGGTGCGAAAGTGTACATTACTTTTGCCATAGGGCTAGGTCATGGCTCCCTCCTGGTTCGGTGTTGGCCGTCGCTCAGCTCGGCGATGCGCTGCTGTGCTTCTGCCAGTTTGTACAAGGCCACCGACAACTTCATCAGCAGATCGGTGGTGTCGGGCATCCGCTCGGGGTCGTCCAGCGCGTCCATGACCTCCTGGTAGAAGTTGGCCATGCCGCGGTTGCGGGGCTCGGTGGCGAGATGGTCGGTGGCCACTTCAAGCACCCCCTCGATCTCCTCCTCCACGTCACCCATGTAGCGATCCATGTCGGCCAGCGCAGCCTCCGGGCCCGCCTCCTGGGCCGCCCGGTACTGCTCCCAGACGTACTCGGGAGTGACCCCGAACCGGCGGGCGATGTCGCCCGCCAGCTCGTCGGTCATCTTGACGAGGTCGGCCATCAGATCAGCCTCAACAGCTTCCTGAGCCAGCGCTGCTTGGGCTGCTTGACCGGGGCGAGGTCCTCGAACGGATAGTCGTCGGCCTCGTTCTCGATCCAGGCGATGTACCGCGGCTCGAAGGCCTCGGCCAGCCCGTGCTCCCAGGCAAAGGTGAACACGCCGGGGTACAGAGCACCCAGCAGCGCACCCGTCACCGCACCGATGGTGTCGGAGTCGCCGTCGGTGGCCACGGAGCGCCGCAGCGCCTCCATCGGCTCGCCCGGCAGCATGTCGGCCGTCAGCAGCGCGATCACCAGAGTGAACGGTGCACGCCAGCCACCACCCTTGCCACCGGCCTCCGGGACCGCCAGCGACGGGTCGGAGGTCAGCGCCCATGGATCGCCCCGCAGCTCGGGTAGCGCCGACAACGCCTTCTCCACCAGGGAGTAGATGAAGTCGAAACCCTCGACCAGATTGACCTGGTAGCCGTCCAGCCACTCGCCGGTATCGGTCAGCCCGTACTCCTCGGCCGCCGAGCACAGCTCTAGCGCATGCCAGAGCAGACCACCGGGGCCGACCTTGCCCGTCAGGATGTCCCGAAGGATCTTGACGTTGAGGATGGCCGCGGCGATCCCGGTGGGGGAGCCGTGGGTCAGAGCAGCTGCGAACGCAGTCGCGCCCACCCAGCGGTCCTCGGGAAGAAGCGCACACGGACTGGTCCGCATCACGGTGCCCGAACCATCGGAGGTCGAGCTGGTGGCATCCTGCCAGTGCACGGCGTTCTTCAGCCGCCCCAGGCTGCCCATCACGGTGATGCCGGGGGCCCGGTTGTTGTCCGGGTCGTCGTAGTACTCCAAGAAGGCCTGGATGATGCCCCACTGGACCTTGCTCACCGGCTCGTCCCAGGTCTCGTCCAGGGCGCTGCCTAAGTAGAGGGTCATCTGGGTGTCGTCGGTGATCCGCAGTTCCAGGGGAATATCCGGGCCCTTGGGGTCCGTTGCGGTGATGGTCTTGATCGAGGCGAACTCGACGGGATCGCCCCAGGCGTCACCGAGGGCGACACCACGGACCATGTTTGACCAGGCGTTATTGCTCATATTCGGTCTCCCTTCGTTGTGCATGTGCCCTATATAACAGCGCAGGCCCGGAAAATATTTCACAAACGCTATAGGTTTCGGGAACATTCTGGTCAGCTCGTCGGTTATACGACGTGTAAGACGCCATCACAACCAGGAGGACCACCATGGCTAAGAATTACGGCACCTACCGCAACCAGTACGGCAAGCTCGTCACCGACCGCGGCCCCTCGGAGGGCCAGACCAACCTGCTCGACAAACTGGTCGCGGAGAAGGTCGTCACTGACGATTACACCCAGAGCCTCATCGACGCCTTCGGGCAAGACGAGCTGAGTGGTCAGAACGCCCGCGTGCTCATCGACAACCTGCTCGCAGCCAAGAGCGTGATCATTCCCCCGTCTGTCCTGGGCCCCCAGGAGCCGGGCAAGATGGCATCGCCCAAGCAGCTGGAATGGGTTCAGAAGCTGCTCATCGAGAAGGCCGTGGACGATGTTGACGCGACTGCGGTCCAGGCATTCCTCGATGAGGGCCTGACCGGCCGTCACGCCGGGCGCATCCTCGACTTCCTGTTCGAGCGTCCCGCCATCGGCGCTCCCGCACCCGCAGAGGGCTTCGTCGGCGAGGTGGGCGAGAAGATCTCGGTTTCCGGTGAGCTGGTCGTGTTCAAGAAGATCCCGTCCAAGTTCGGCGAGACCAACCTGATCGTCGTCCGCACCGCGGGCGGCCAGGAGATCAAGGCCTTCTCCAACGCCAAGTCCTTCTGGGGCCTGAGCCAGGGCCAGCACATCACCATCGAGGGTGAGGTGCGCAGCCACGACACCTACAAGGGCTCGGAGACCACCATGCTCAAGGCCCCCAAGGCCGTGGCGGTGGGCGACGGCGAGGGCCTTCTCGGCCAGACCATCACCGAGGAGCCCGCGGCCGTGGCCGCGGCTCCCAAGAAGGCTGAGAAGGCCGAGGACCTGCTGGACTTCTGGGGACTCAACAACTGAGTCTCCAAGCCAGCCGGGCTGGGGAATATTACAAACGCCATAGGGGTTGAACCCCACGTAGGACCACCAGGAATCGAGGACCACTATGAAGTCGATCAAGAACACGTCTGTCTACTTCGGGCTCGTCAACGTGCCCGTCGGGATGTACAAGGCCACCGATGACCACGACATCCACTTCCACCGCTACCACGCGGCCACCCTGAGTCCGATCCGGCAGCAGCTCATCGCCGAGGGCCAGACCGACAGCGAAGGCAACCCGCTGGTCGTCAAGTATCAGGATGTCATCGACGGCATCGAGGTTGACGGCAAGCTCGTCACCGTGTCCAACGACGAGAAGAAGTCGTTGGAGGACGAGGTGGACAACGGCATCGAGGTGCTGCAGTTCGTCCAGGCGGGCGAGGTTGACCCGATCCTGTTCGAGGACACCTACTTCTTGGAGCCCAAGAAGGGCGGTGCCAAGGGCTACGCCCTGCTGCACCGGACGCTGACCGAGTCCAATCGGATCGGCATCGTGCAGTTCGCCTACCGCACCAAGGTCCACCTGGGCGCGTTGCGGGTGATCGGCGATTCGCTGGTGATCCACACCATGCGCTGGGCCGACGAAGTGCGCTCCACCGACGAGCTGAACATCCCGATCAACGTGGCGCTGGACCCCGAAGAGGTCAAGATGGCCCACGCGCTGGTCGATTCGATGATGGGCGAGTTCAACATCAGCGACTTCGCCGACGGCTACACCCAGCGGCTGGATGACCTCATCCAGTCCAAGGCGAATGACACCGAGTACGTCGCCACTCCCGGCGAGGTCGAGGTGACCGAGGACGTGAGCGACCTGCTCGCGCTCCTCAAGGCCAGCGTGGCCAAGAAGGGCAAGAAGGGCAAGAAGAAGTGATGCCGATACTGGCGGGCGCGGGGGTCCTCGCGCTCGTCGGGGCGGCCATGATAGCGCTGCCCAGCATCCTGGCCAACCAACCAGGACCAACCATCATCCAGATTGAAATAACCAGGAAGGGATCGAGATGACCACTACCTTTGATCAGCGCGAACGCGAGCCGTTCGACAGCGTCTACCCCGGCCGCCCGGCCAAGCACGGCTGGCGCAACCCGCCGTTGACCTGGGTCGGTGACCACTGGGAGGAGCAGCTGCCCTACCGGCTCACCCTGGCCAGCCTGGGCGAGTGGGGCGAGCCCCACCCCGACTCGGTGCTGGCGTTCTTCCGGGAGCGGGCGCGGGACGCCATGCTGGACTCCGACCGCTACTTCGAGGACTGGGCGGCCCGGCAGGGCTACGTGCCGTGCGCCGCGGCCACCCGGTTGGAGTGGCACCGGGTCGGCCGGGACGAGTTCACCGAGGACGTGGAGCCCGGCAGCGGGTTGCGGGTCAGCGAGGTCGGCCCGGACTACTGCGAGGACCCCGGCGTCTGTCCCTGGCACAAGTAACAACCAGAAACAACCAGGAAGGAATCGAGATGAAGAAACTACTCACCGCGGCCGTCACGGCCGCAGGCCTGGCCACCGCCGCCCTGGCGGGCGGCACAGGCACCGCCAACGCCACCGGCTATCAGGACTCGCAGTACGTGAACTGCGTGGGTTACTGGGGCATCTACAGCTATGCCGGTCCAGCTGACATGGCGTTCGTCGGCCAGTCCATCGCCAATGACATCTGGTACGGACGGCGCGACCCGCTGCAGGAGCGCAACTGGGTCTACTACAACACGCCCGCGTCGATCAACATCATCGACTCCAACGTGCTGGTGAACTGCGCCACGCAGACCTGGCTGGGCTACGGTTCGGAAGGACCGCACAACAGCTATCCCAACTACGGCAGCCAGGTTGTCTAAGCCTGTTTGACCGTTGGCGCGTCAACGCCGCAAATTCGGGACGGCAAAGGCTGGGCCATGACCCTTGCCTCATTAGGAGAGCCCAGGCCTGCGTGGGCCAACGGGTAAACGCCCCTCACCCTTAGGAAAGGTGAGGGGCGTTTTCATGCGATTCGGCGGGTATTGCGGCGGTGCCCGGTAAGCAGTGCCTCGCGGGTGATCTCGCTCATCCCGCCCCACACCCCGAACTGCTCTCCGCGGGTCAACGCCCACTCGGCGCACTGGTTCTCCACCGGGCACTGGTGACAGATGTTGATGGCCTGGCGGGACTTGGCCTCCATCTGGTGGCCCTCGGGGAAGAAGATCTCGGGCTCGTAGTCACGGCACCGGGCCAGCAGCTGCCAGACCGTGTCGTCGGTGTCGGGAGCCGCCGTGTAGCTGGCCCCGGCCGCGGACGGGCGGGCACTCATGCCCGAGAGCACACTATCTGAGCCACTGGCGGGTCCTCCAACAGGAAGTCGTCATCTGGTTGTCGGGGATGCACGCCGAGGGCCAGCATCAGCATCTCGGCGTCGGCGACCTGCTCGGCCAGAGTGTCCCCCGCGGCGTTGGCGGCGATGATGCGCCGACAGGCGGCCTTGGTCTCCTCGGGCAGCCTGGTGTTGATGTCCTCGGCCGGGGCGGTCAGAGCCTTGCCGTCTTTGAGATTCATCGGTCCTCCCTGGTCGCGCCTAAGCCTATAGCGTAGTTATGGCTTCCTCAAACCTTGATCAAAACCACGCAGCCTTGACCGCGCAGAATAGTACGGATCGCGCTGAGCGCTGCGCCGACGCGCCAGGTTGTAGTCCTCCAACTGATCCCAGGCCCGTCGCCCGCTGTTGCGATGGCCCTGACGGTAGGTGCCCCCGCTCAGATCGGCCGCCACCCGCTCGAACTCCCGACCGCTACGCAGCCCGGCGATGTCGGAGGAGCCGAAGGCCCGCGCCGTGAGCCGGGTGGCCTCCCAGCGTTCCAGGGTGCCGTGCAGCAGGTCGGTGACCACCACGGACACGGCGTCGTACAAGTCCTTCGTCACGACGGGCCCGAACTCTTGCTTGTAAACTTTCCCATTCTTCTCGGACAGGAAGTTGCACTCCTGCTCTAGCAGCGATTCGCCCTCTCCGTAGAAGCCGTCCTTGTAGCTGTGCACCCAGCCCAGGTTGATGGCGCTCTTGAACTTCTCGGCCCGCTCCCAGTTGGTGCTGGCGGTAGCGGTCTCCTCGACCACCCGGATGCCCGGAGAGTACTTGTTGCGCAGCCGCTGCAGGAAGCCGACGCTGTTCCACTGGTCGGCGCTGAACTTGGTGGTGCTGGGGAACACGTAGAGGATCTCGTCCAGCTCGCGCTCGACGGTGGTGTAGTCGATCTCATGCTTGCCGGTCTCCCAGTTCTTCGGGAAGTCGATGGCCCGCCAGACCTTCAGCCGGTCGATCATCACATGCGGCCAGTGCATGCCGCGGTGGCCCTGCTCGTCGCGCATGCAGGTGGGCAGGTTGCACTCATGGGGCTCACGGCCCCCGGCGGGGGCCCCACAGCGGTCGCAGGGGGCCAACTCGGTGTGCCCGATGGCCAGGGCGAAGTTGGCCCCGGTCACCGAGGGGTCAACGTGGATGCGGTAGGCGTAGTCCAACCGGCCGAACGGCGTGGGTACGAGCACCGGGGGCTCGCGCCACACCACCGGCTTGAACATGGCGGCGACCTTGATCTTGTCCAGGTACGCGCCCATGACCTCGGCGAACTGGCCCAGGCGCTCCACGGCGAACTTCTCCGGGTTCTGCACCTGGCGGCGCTGCTGCACCTCGGCGCTCAGGTCGTCCTCGGGCGGGAACGGGGCCTGGAACCCGGTCAGCTCGGCCCCGCGCTCCCAGTCCTCGTAGAGCATCCAGCTGGGGCCCTGCAGGATCAGCATGGTGGGGTCGGCCTTCAGCTCGACCTCGTCCAGGTCGGAGCGCAGGTGCATGTTGCGGATCTCCTGGCGGGCCTCCTCAGAGAGCCCGGTGGCCTGGAAGGAGCCCATCAGCACCCGGCCGCGCTGGTACAGCTCGTAGAACTTGCCGACCTTCGTGAAGGGGGAGCTGGGCACGTAGGTCAGCGCCTCCTGCTTGAACTGACCCAGCGACGGCAGCCAGTCCTCGTAGATCTCCTCGCCCGACTTGATCGAGCCCGAGCCCTGGACGTGGAAGGCGAACTCATCGAAGTAGTTGGCGAAGGCGGTGGCACCGCGGCCTGCAACGCTGGAAGCCGACAGCGCCACCACCCACAGGCTGGCGATGGCGTGCTCGATGGGCACGCCCTCGGCCTTGCGCTGGGCGATGCGGCGCAGATCGGCCGGGGTGCGCAGGCGCAGCTGGTGGTCCTTGGTCTCGGCGATGTAGGGCTTGAGCCACTCGCACTCCTCGATCACGTCGCGAATGTCGGCGAACTGGTGGCGCTGGGCCTGGGTCTGGGAGGTCGCGCCGACGTGCAGGAAGCAGTCCTTGCCCTCGCGGATGTTGTAGACATGCTGCGGGTTGTCCAAGGCGATCAACCGGGCGATCAGCTCGACGGCCATGATGGCCCCGATGAAGCCCTTGGACCCGCGGCGGCCGAGCACCGCCTGGACGTGCGGGAAGCGCCGGTAACCGCGGCGGCGCAGGTACTCCACCCGCTCCCAGATGTCGGGCTGCACGCCACACACCCGATTGGTGTTGGTGAAGCCCTCCCGCCACTCGTTTATCACCTGGCGGTCGTAGTCGGTCATGTTCTCGACTTCGAGGTAGATCAGCCGCAGCAGAGTCTGCTGACGCGGGTAGAGACTCTGGTTGCAGTACTCCTCGGCGGTGGCGAACTCGATGATGTTGCGCCACGGGATCTTCTTGCCCATCGCCTGGCGCAGCACGCGGGTGGCGTCCACGCCCTGCTCTAGCAGGCGCAGCTGCTCATTAGGGTGGAATCCCAATTAGATCACCTAACCTTAATACCCGTGTCCCGAGCCGATGCCGTTGTTGCCCTGCCCGATGGGGCCGTAGGTGTGCACGCTGTAGTTCACCGCAGCGTCCAGGTTGGCCTGGGGGTCGGTGATGGAGTTGGCGTCCCCCGGCAGGTGGTACTGCTGGAAGGTGCTCGGGATGGTCTGCAGCAGGCCCTGGCTGGGATGCCCGGCCTGGGCGTTGGAGTCGGTCAGGTTGATCGCGTTGGGATTGCCCGAGGACTCGGTGGTGATCTGGTGCAGCACCGCGTTCACGGTCTGATCGTTGACCGGCTGGTTGTTGCGCCGCAGCGCCTCCTCGGCGTGGTGCCGCCACTGCTCGGCCCCACCACCGGGGTTGTAGTTGACCGGGGCTCCGGGTCCACCCTGGCCGCCGGGCCCTGCCGCAGCAGGCCCGGCGTTTCCGGCGGCGGGAGATGCGGGGGTCGCGGGCTTGGGGTTGGGGGCAGCGACCGGCTTGGCTCCCGGCGCAGCGGCACCTGGGGCACCTGCCGGGGCCGAGGTGGAACAGCTGCCGGGGGTGGCCGGGTCGCACGGCATTCCACCGTCGGCCGGGGCGGCGAAGCGCAGGAAGTCCCACTGCTCGCGCTGGGTGAGAATCTGCCGGGGCATGTCAGTACCAACCCTCTCTGGCCACCTGGGCGGCTATAGCCTCTTCCCAACTGCGCGGCGTGGCGATGCCGTACTGGTGGGCGTAGCGGGCCACGGCCGCACGGGCCGAGGTGCGGGCCGACGGGGGCAACTGGGCCGGGGTGAAGGGGGCGATGTGAACGTGATCCATATGATTTGCCGTCGGGCTGTGCCGGTCGTCCATCGCCGAGGAGGTGCCGTCGCGGTTCCACTGGCGCTGTTGGTAGAGCACATAGGGAGCACCGGCATCGAAGGCCATCTGCATAACCTGGTGAGCCTGGTTGGGGTCGTTGGTCATGAAGTCCATCGCGCCGTGGTCGTGTTCGTGATAGTCGTCCACCCGGTAACCGCCGATATTGGAGCCGGGGAACCGCTTCATCAGCTGGTCGTACAGCGGACGTGCATTGGGCAGAATGCCCTGAGCGTCGGGGACTCCGGGCTGGCCGGGGCCCCCAGCTGGGCCAGCTGCAGAGGGGTGGAAGTTCGGATCGGAAGGAGCCCCAGCTGGGGCCCCATTAGGACCGGCCTGACTACCGCTGCTCATCGACTGGGGCAGACCGCGTCCCTGGCCCTGCAGCATGTTGTTGATGGCCATCGCCGAGGGCGGGAGAATCCAGCCCGCCGGAATCCCGCCGGTAGCAGGGGATGACGGCTGCTGCCCCGCCGGGGCTGCCGGGGCCCCGGCCGGGGGCTGACCGGGCTGCTGACCAGCTGGCGGGTTCTGACCGGCCGGTGCGCCCGGTGGCGAAGGAGGACTGGCCGGTGCCGGGGCGGCCGGGGGACTCGCAGGCTGCTGGCCGGGCTGCTGACCCGCAGGGGCTCCTACCGGGCCCCCGAGCGGGGCCTGGGGGGCAGCGTAGTGATAGCCGAACTGCTCCGACTGACGCAGGATGCCCCTCACGTCCTACTCCTCGGCAGGTGGCGGGATGAACAGAGCCGGGGCCGGGGTCAACAGCGCCGTCGCCTCGGGGGTGTTGGACGCGGTGCTCGCCCGCGGCGCGGGCGGGACAGGCGGCGTGGAGTCCAGGTTGGGCTCGTCCGGTGGCGTGTCCTCGGCGGGTGCGAAGCCCTCGATTTCCAGCTTCTTGCCGATCACCGCCAGCGCATCCACGATGGAGCGGTCGCCCAGCTGCGGCCAACCGTGGCCGTACTGGTCCAGGCCACGCGGCCCGGCCAGCTGCTCATAGCTCAGAACCTGGTAGTTGGGCGTGCCGGGATCTGGCACAATGGGCGGCGGTTCGGGCTTGGGCGGGGGCTCGACCGAGGTGTGCCCCCACTGTCCGTAGTTGGGGTTGTGTGCCTCGTTGATGTCGCACTGGGTGCCGCCCACGTACTTATAGCCCAGGCCGTTGCGCTGCATGATGTTGATGCGGTAATCGACGTTGCCGCCGCTCCACGCCTCGGTCTGCCAGAAGTAGTGTGCGACACCGGCATTGAGCGCCCGCATGCCGACCCAGTAGGCCCCGTAGATGCCGACGTGCTCGGGCCCGCCGAGGACATCCCCGCAGGCGCGGAGGTAGTCGTTGATGGTGCCCTGCTGGCCCTCGGCCTCATCGAAGTCGCAGCTGAAATAGATCACACCGTCCTTGGGGCCGCCGCAGTGCACCACCATATGAACGGCAGCCGTGGCGTCCTGTTTGCCCTGGTTGTAGCCGCCTAACATAAAGTCCGCGGTCGTTTCCCAGTTGCTCACGATCTCGATGCCGTGCGCGACGAGATCAGCCGCCTCGTCGGGCATCAGCAGCTTGCCGGGCAGCCCCGGCCCGCCATCGGACAGATACCGGCAGACGAACGTGACGCCTGCGTCCTTGAGTGCCTGACCGCTGGGCCGCCCGCCCGCGTAGTCCAGGCCGAGCGGGTAGCCCATGGGCTGCCTCCAATCGGTGTCCTCCTCGATGGGACCGTCAAATACCCAGTGGTCGTTCCAGTAGTCGTCGCCGAGGTCCATCGCGCCGTGGCCGCGGGTGCAGGTGCCGTGGTCCCCGTTGGACTCCATCACCCAGCCGTCCAGCTCCATCTGCATGTGGCTGTCCGGGCCGCCGCCGTAGTGGCCGATATTGATCTTGATCGGGTAGGGATTGTCGAGCAGGTCCTGGTGGGACACCTGCCGGAAGCCACGAAACGGGCCGGGGAAGGTCTCGGTGCTGAACTGCCTCGACCAGGGCACCGGCCAGCTCGTCCCGTTCAGGGCCAGGCCGATCATGGTGCCGTTGCAGCCCGAGCAGTCAGCGCCCACGCCAAAGTTCTGAGCGTCGTAGACGCCGCCGTATTCGTACTCCTCGCCGGGCCCCTGGTCGATGTCACCGGGCTGCATCAGCCCCTGCGCATCGGTGGTCAGCCGGTCGAGAAAACACCGTTTGGAAAACTCAACACCACTGCGCTTAAGTCCCATTGACCCTCCTTCGAGCCGCGCCTCCTACTCTTTAGACGCGGCTCGAAGGGGGGATCACAGGATCGGCACGCCGAACTGTTCCGATTGACGCAGGATCTGACGGCCCGAACGGCGCGGGGCCTGCTCGGCGGCGCTGGGGGTGGTGTCGGCCGACGGCACCTGAGGCCCGTTCACGATCTCCACGCCCATGTTGTGCAGGTCGTCCAGCGCCACGGCACCACCCTCCGGGGTCACCGGGGAGCTGTAGTGCGGCAGCACGCGAGTGTGGATGCCCAGCTTGGAGGCGTCCTTGGCGGTGTTGTAGACGCACTTGTCGGTGGCCAACCCGGCCACGTCGATGTCGTTGACGCCGTGCTCCTTGAGCCAGTCGTGCAGGCCCTTGCCGCCCTGCGTGATGCCCTCGAAGCCGCTGTAGCCGGGGCTGTAGTGGCCCTTGTAGAAGCGCTCGTCCACCGGCAGGTTCTCGACAGCCGGGTGCAGCCGCGCACCCCAGCTGCCCGCCGCGCCGTGGCGCGGCCAGGTGTCCACATAGTCGGGCTCGTCGGCCCAGTGCGTGCCTGGGTCGTGGTGCCAGTCCTGCGTGGTCACGATATGGTCGTAGCCGTTCTGGGGGTGAGTCATCAGCTCGGCCAGCCGGTGGGCCACCTGCTCGCCGCCGGGCACCGGCAGAGAGCCCGAGATGAAGTCGTTTTGTGGATCTACCACAACGAGAGCACGGCGTGGATTCACAGCAGCAAAGTGCTCAACTGGGGTAATGAAGGGTCCTGGTTTCATTTTGTCCTCCTTAGCAAACCGTGTAACGCTAGTACGGCGCTGATGATTCCCGGTGTCGGGCGGCCTCCACCATCCGGTCAAAGCCCTCTTCCAACTCCATGATCCGCGACAGGTGCACCAACTCGCGCTCAGGCTCATCGTCCTGCTGGTACTCGGGGTGGCGCTTGTTGGGGATGCCGAACAGGTGTTCCTTGGCCAATGAGCGCTGTGCCCACAGGGCCCCGTTGACATCCTGAGCGAACTCCTTGACCTCCTGCCAGTTCCTCGGCCTGGCCGAGAAGTTGACCACGCCGTAGCGCTCGACATTGGGAACCTCCCACAGGGCGGCCAGCCGGTAGATGTCCTCGGGGGGCACGGCCATCGCGATCCGGGTCTGCGGCCCGAGAGAGGCCCGGCGTATGTGCGGCTTGAGCGCG